ATTGTAATTTGTGATAGTAGATTGTACAAGTGTCTCTAACGATTCTCTAGAATTTGTTGTTTTGTTACTATCGAATTTAAAATTGACGTTAAGGATAATGTTTAGAGTTTCTGCATCTACGACTACGGGAGTAATAGACGCTACAGTGTACGGAGACAAATCTGTTACTAACTGTGCCTTTTGAATTTCATTTAGATTTAGTCCTGTGGTTGACTTAACACTAATGAAAATTTTACCATACTCTGCAACATCAGACACACCAGTAACCGGATTAAATGAACCATCCTCGCCACCCCAAACAGAAACCGCTTGAGTGTTTGCGAACAACTGTTTAACATATGTCTTATAATCTTCTGTTGTAACACATCTTCCCTGCGATGCATAATCCAGAGGTGCGTTGTACTTGATGGACTCAATACTTTCTGGTTCTGATCCACCATCAGAAATTGAAACAGTAACAACATTAACACTATTGACCGTATCGATTGCAGAAGATGAAGTAAACGTACTTGCACCGTTAGCTGCGCCCTTATTAGTCACAACATATTGCATGATAATAATATTACCATCTTCTATCGCAGAACCCAGAATACCGTCACCAAAATAAATTTCATACTGACCATCCTCAACCTCTTGAATAAAATATACATTCGATGTAGAGGTTAGTCCAGAAATATCTGTTGCTTGAGTAAAGGTTGTCTGTATGGTATCCGTTGCAGAGTTTTGAACTATAACCGAAAGGGTTGTTGTATCTGCACGATCATCATTGATTAGAAACCTCTGTTCAACATTCTGAGTATCAGCAACGTATCGACTTGAAACATAACTTCCCTCATAAATTCTAACGTCATCAAAGACAATGTTTGAACCACTGTTAGATGAAGTTACATCAGATATGGTTACAAACTGATAAGATACATCATCAACACTAGCACTGAACACTGTTCCTGCTGGCATAGTTGCACTTACATTCGTTGTGTTAAGAAAAATGTCAACAACTGCGTTAGATGCTGTTGCAGAACGAGTGGTGTATCCCAAGGTCTTCGCATGAGAAACTACACTTGACCTCAGTTGAGAAGAGTCAAGGAACATTTCATTTGCAAGCATGTTCGCATTGAAACCAAGATAGTGTGTATTATATGCAAGAACATCCAGAAGGGCAGATAGACCAGAGCCTTCGAAGTCATAGTCCTTGAACTCTGTCTGATTTCGCATGAAAAGTTTTAGGTTATCCTTAACCTCATCAAAGTCAAATTCTGTTACACTGAGTCTTTTTCTAGTCGCTGCCATTATCGTAATCTCTCTAATAGAACTTCCATATTCACAAGTTCTGTTGGGGCGTTAACAACATAAAACTCAATAGTAACATTATATGCATTGTTGTCAAGATTAGGTTGAGCTCGAACTCCAACGAGTCTAGCTCTTGGTTCAAAGTTCTCAATCACCTCTTCGATCTTCATAGTTAGAACATATGCAGTGATTGGCGTCATAGGTTCAAATAGAATATCTCTTACACCAGAACCAATCTCTGGGTGAAAGGGTTTCTCATAGAAGTTAGTTAGAACAAGATTTCTGACAGATCGTTTGACGGCCGTAAAATCTGTTACCTTGTTGATATCATTTGTTCCCGTCTTAGGTCCAAAAAACAAATCTATATCGGAATACAGTTGAGCAGCTCGTTCTTGTCCCTGATATGTACCGTCAGTATATGCGTCTTTAGCGCTCATGAGCATTCCTCTTTATTATTATTTATACATTTTCTGATGTATTATGTTTCATAATAAACTTATTATTAAACTTCCAAACGTCCTTTGCATTGACTCGAAGAAATCGTTTGTTTGTTTCATTTGTATTTGGGTTAGGAATAGTCACCATGACATTCTTACCCCTCTTAAAAGCATCAATCTGATTATTCAACCGTGCAAGATCATTCTGCAAGTAATCTCTACGAAGTGCTTTACTCACATCTTTGCTTACGTTATTGCGTTCACCCTTTGATGTTTGTGTAGCCCTTGATTTTTTCTTTCCCATAATATAACTCCTTTATGTGTGTTTGTATTTATGTCTTTAAGTTTGTGGTTCTGGGTCATAGTTATCTAAGTATTCATATTCTATGAGTGCTGCAAAACCCCCGAAAGCTTTATTCAAAGATTTGTCTTCCAGAAATCTTCCGGGCCCAAATACGCTATCTTTTCTTACAGATGCGGGAAATCGTCCATAACATCGAAATACGCCTTTTACGTTGAGAATTTCATTATCAACACTAACAATATTGCCGGGGTGATCTTCCAATAATGATCCCGGCATAGAGAATATCAATTCTTTCCCATCAACTTTTACGTTTTGAGAACCTGTGCCACCCCCAGATGTATTAATCCACGGATACATATGTGGTCCATAATAACTATTATAATGTGTACCGATAATTTTTTGATTAGTCGAACCCTCCTCTGGTACTACGAGAAGGTTTTTCATATTATCTCCAAGGTATAAATAAATAGCAATTTTGTCTATTGGTTGATTCTTTAATGTAACTTTCAATGAGAATAGTTCACCAAAGCTTCCATCTTTACCAAGATTTGTTATTTGAGATAATTTAATCTTCTCTAACACAGATGCTCTTCTATTAGGTATGCCCCCATCAGGAGAAAAGGTTTTTCCTGATCCAACTGGCGCAACATTTACATCTCCTCCAGCTGGACTTTTGATTGTTTTATCTGCCTTTACAACTGTTATTGCACCACTATCTTCAGTTGGTGCTTTATTAGTAACCGCATAAGCTTCCGTCTTTTGTTTATTATCGGCAACTGCTGCTGTAACAGTTGCATTATCGTTTGATACCGAGGCGGCTTCAGTTACGGCAGGTGCAGCTGCTTGTTTTGGTGCAATAGGTTTTTGCACTGCTGGTTCAGTACTCCCCGCATCTTTCTCAAGATTAGGAACGATAGCACAAATATCACCACCACCTGATATTGCCGAGGTAGCACTACTAACAAGACTATCCAATTCTAAACCCGCAGCCTTGATGTCATCTTCAAACTCTGTTTTAATTTTTGCAAGAGCAGAAAGAAAAGATGGAGTGCCGGGTATCTGTGAGGCAAGCCCTGCTATCTCTGCTTGTAAATTTAACTTCGGTAGAGTTGGTATCTCAATTGATTGAAGTTTATCCTTCAGACCCGCAAGTTCATTCTGAGCTTCTCCAAACGCAGCTGCAGCAGTAGATGCAGCTTCATCAAGTTTTGCCTTTGCGTCTGCTTTCGCATCAGCAAGTTTAGATAGAACATCATTCAGTTCTGGACTAGCACCACATATATTTGGAATTTTAAAATCAACCATTCTAATCTCCTACCGAAACTGTGCTGGAACCACTTGCAGCATGACCACACGTTGCAAGGTCACCAGCATTACATACCGCAATACCACCAATAAAAACACTATCAGAACCAGCAATCATAGTTGGTGCATCATGGGGCGAGTCGCCATGTGCTGTGACAGAATCACCATGCACAATTACATTTTTACCATTTGCAAACACGGTTGATTGAGATTTAATCAATGCTCCTCCAGCGGCATCGTCTGCATCTCTACATATACCCGGCATCGTTGTCTCCTATGGGTTCATCTGAATTTCAGAACCAACAATTGTTGCAATACCTGTAGATGTATGCGACCATGTTGTTCCTGTGGTGCTTGTCCATGACGTACCGACGATTTGACTCAAAGTATTCTTAGATTCTATTTTCATTAATGCGTCCAACGGTCCGTTCGATGGAGAAACAGCGTTCTCCATCACGATTGTCATATCCGCAGCTGATTTTATGTTCAATGTGTCACCAGATTTAATAGACATGATACCTGATATAGTTGTCTGCGATATATTGGTCTTTGCAAGCACGGTGTAGTTAGAATTAGTTGATATGAAAACACCATCACCACCCTCGTTTGAACCCATCTCCTTACCCGTAACATCCAAATCATATCCACCACCAACAATTTGAATTTTAGATTTCTCAAAGGTGACAACCGAATCACCACCGACTCTACCTTTGATATCATCGTTGATATTGAAAGAATGATTGCCGATAATCTCTTCTTCACGATTACCGCCCGGACCTTTTGGATGTGCATCGTTTGCAGCACCTACCTTGACACGATGGTTCTTATGAATCTTCTGAACGAAGTCTCCTTCAATCTCCTGTATGTAGTCACCCTTAATGAGCTCTCTTACTGAACCCTCAACTGTGATGTTCTGAGAACCCTTGATGACAATGTTCTCACTACCAATCACAATCTCGTAGTTATCACCGACAATCTTGGTGACAACAGAACCGTCAGGGTGAATCTCTTCAAATGTTCCTGCCATGTGCTGGCGAAACATTCTTTCTGCGCCGGGGCTATCATCAACTTCCGTAATGTGACCAGACTCAGATTCAAATACATGGTTGTAGGGATAGACACCAGAAATATATGGGTTTGCATCTTCAATAATACCCTTGGGATGTGGCTCTTCCCAGAATCCCCGTGTTTCATCTTCTTTTAATTCATCGCTGACAGTTTTTATGTTTGGTTTGGTTGCAGTAGGAATACCCGTATTGCTATCATCTTCGTCATTAGACTCGACAGGATCACCACGCAACCGGCTCAGTCTACGAGAAATAAGAGACTGATGTGATTCTGATGCTCTACCCCTAGCTAAACGACTAGTATCTGATTCACCGATACCATGACCAGAGTGAGTTATAGTGCCGGGATATGGACCATATTTTGGTTCAAACTGAAATCCTTTTTGGGATGAACCTTTTCCTCTTGGATCATTAAATCCTTCAGATGTACTAGCACTTTCTTCTGGAATACCCGGCAATGTACCCATGATAACAGGTTGCTGTGCTTCAGTGTCCCTAAAGAACCCAACAACCCACGAACCCTGTGTTAGAAATGACGGTGTGTGACCTAACCCCTGCATAGAAGGATCAGTTACAGGGTGCATCACATGCGCCCACGGTAAGTCAATAGTCTTAACCTGAGTCAAGTCATCACTGTGCCGTCCAAGCACACGAACACGAACCCTACCCAATTGAGCAGGATCGTTCCTGTCTTCAACCACACCAACGAACCAACTGAAACCGTCTTTACCCATGAAATCTTGCATGGAACTATTTATAATAGTTTAGTGAAGGTCTGGATCACGCCCCATGCGTTTTTCAACATGCGACCAGTTGTATTCCTCTATGTCATAAAGGATATCTGGATTGTTTTGTCTTAATATTTCAACACAAGTCAAGGCTTCTTCTTGATCCATGTTATCAGCAATTACTTCTTTTGAAAAGACTCTGTACTTAATCATGATGAACTCCTTTTTGAGATCACCAAATGCGTTCTGTCAGGTCCACAGTTAACAAAACTGTGGAGAATTGTAGTATCAACCTCATAGAGAAAACCATCAGCGGGTATATGCATTATCTCATTCAACGTAGGAAATATAAAGTAAGCATTTGGATTAGTTATAAGAGCCAGATGATAACGAGGCGCTTGGTCTTTGTGTACGGAATATGCAGTGCAAGAATTCATATGCATAATCCTAGCACGTTCACCATTTACATCCTGTATTATGTCAGCAAAAACTGTGCCTTCATAAACTTCATTTAATACTGTATATTCTGACTGATCCTTTATGATACGGTCTTTCTTCTCACGGTGTTCACCAGCTCCATCTGTATATGGATTAACAACAGACTTGTTACTACGTTGTATACAAGTCTGTCGCCTTTGTCCATATATACCAGTGCCTTCAAGTTCATCATTGTCATACAGTGCATCTCCTACACGCAGCTGTATGAGTTCCCACTCAACTAGACATCTATTCATATCATAGCAGTGATTTGTTTTTCTTATTGTCATGGTGGGTTATTTAGACAGTTCCAATCAACTCATTAGGAAGAATGTAATCAAAATTTGCAAGACCAGCAGTATTGCCCTTGGTAATTTCAATATAGACAGAGTTCAAAGACTTCTCCTTGAACTCAACATACTTCTTTAGCTTCTTGGATTTGTACATAAACACCCCATCCTTCAACTTAATGTCATCATACGAGTCTTTATCAGAACCAACAGCAGTCAAAATCCCCGTAAGGATTTCACCAAAGTCACCGTTATATACAACTTCATCACCGATATTCATTTTTTCGTTCCTTATAGATATTCAAACTTAGTTGTTACAATGGGTTCAATCTTTTCACCCACTGGCCTTCCATGACGATCAATCAATCGTGTCTCAGTCGTCACCATTCGTATTCGCCTTGACTTTCGACGGTCAGCACCTGTAGTGTCGTAGTCAATCTCTTCGAAATACTCAGTCGTCACTATCTTGAACGGTTTCGTCATTTCCTGCTCCATATTTAAACTCCGTTTCGGCTGCGAGGTTCAGCTTGTGCATGATATCCTCAGTGAAGTAGGTTTCTGGGTCATTGAGTATCGCTTTACCAAACTGCTTTGACCCGTCAGGCAGTTCATACCGTGTTGATACCTTCTTAAATATCTCATACTTCTCTGCCAGTTCCAGCAGACCGTAGTATCGATCCAATCCCCTGTCATAAGTCAGTCGCACATCCACCATCTTGTTCTCTTTGGTGAGTCGGGACTTGTGGTTCTTACAATGAATGATATTACCGATAACCTCTGTACCATCTTTCTCTTTCTTCTTGCTGAGGTAGATGATACTACTCGCCGCATACTTCAGACCAGAACCACCACCCATCTCCTTGGTAGAGAACAGGCCCATACTCTCATAAGTATGATTAGTTACGACCATCGGGACTTTCGCTCGCCCGAGTTTCAGCGTCAGAACTCGAAACGCCGCTTTTAGCACTTGAGCTCTGGTCATGTCTCTGGTTTCTTTACCATCCGTGGTGTCTTCGACTTCCTTCGTGGTAGATAACATACCCAGAGAGTCCAGACAGAGGAACAACGGCTTACGGTCACTCTCAGGCTGCGCCATGTAGTCGTCAATCACTCGAATTGCCTGTGTACGAAACTCCTGTACGGTTGTGACAGGAAAGATCACCATGCGTTTCGGATCAATTCCACGGTCCACCACCATGTTCTTGGTAATCGCACTTTCACTTTCGAAGTATATGACACCAGCGTCTGGGTCTGCATCCAGAAAGTTCTTTACGATACCCATAAGGAAATACGTCTTACCAGTTGCACTCTCTCCTGCAATCGCAGTAATCTTATTCGAGGGAAGTCCCCCATATATGGAACCACTCAGTAGTCCATTGAAGATATATGAGCCAGTATCAATGAAACTGTCAACATCTCCTGCTTCAACACCGTCATCCACGATAGCTGCGTACTCATTACCAGCATTCTTGATAACGTCTCTTAGAAAATCACTCATATATTCGCTCCTAGTAAATAAAAGAATAGTATTGCTACCACTATATACCCTATTGCAAGAAATGTCAAGGTATAAAAGATATATTTTAAAGAAATAAGTGGATGTCTCACAAAGAAACAAACACAGAACCCGATTAGTAGTACTATTAGTATCGCTTCCATAATATGTCCGGTTAAGTCAATCAGAGTCGCTCAGTTTTGGGGGTGGGGGTGTTTTAAACCAATTCGGGGTATGCCATGCATTGGTGTAGTTATTCTTGTACACCCTGTTACCATTACCATCATACATCCATTCCCTCTTATCAGGGTCAAGGTCGATTAGGTCAGGCCTGCGATATGGTTCATTATTCATTGTTATTCTCTATAGCTTTAATACGAGATTGCATGTAGTCCGTAATCTCTGGGTTTATATTCAAGTTCATATCGGTAATTCTCTGTAGTTCCATTTTGAATACTGTAAGGGTGGGCATATCTGCACCGTTGATGTTAGCTGACATAGGGGGGAAACTCCTTATAAGGGGTAGATAATTATATAGGGTAGTGCAAATGAAGTGCGCTGAGGTTTAGGGGGGGGGTGTCTGAAATAAATCTAGACGAATACTTGACTCTTAATCATCTTTATACCAGAATCACCGCATTAATATCCAGAGCGTCAGCAAGCTGAATCACTGCTTCAGCAGCTGCCTTCTCTGCCTCTTCCTCAGTGCAACCCTTAGCAGCAAAGTCTGCCTTGTATTCAAAGAACTTGTTCTTTAGGAACTCACTCTCATAGAACTCATAACTCATTCATATGTCTCCATTAACTTATCCAGAGCATCAACAGCAGACTTCTCTGCCTTCACACCTATTGCTTTACACCAGTAGTTCCATATAGGCCTTTTCGCCGTGCAATATCATCTTTAATCATTTTGTTCATACCTTCAAGGGTCATGGGATAACCACGCATCTTGAGGATTTTTGCAATATTGGGAGTTACATAACCCTTTGTCTCAAGAACCTTCAGAGGAGCCATACCCTTGTTCTCCAAGAGATCGAAGTACTCATTCACAGTGAAGTTCTCACGAAGGAACTTCTTGAATGCAACCATTCCACCGTATTTGAACCGAGCAACGAAACGCTCAAACCCTTCGCCAGGCACCTGATAGAACAGGTATTCGCCGTTGTAGTAGAAGTTCTTGTTCACAAACTTGGTCATGTCTTTCTCCGTGTTTCTCATTATGTCTAACAGTACCATACTCAGAAAGGTTTGTCAATAAAATAATGCAGGGAAGTGCAAATAAAATGCTCTCAGTTTTAGGGGGGGTGTCTTGGAAATATTCACAGGAAAATATTACTTAGGGAAGTTATTGCATTTATAGATTAGGTATAGCGTTCCAGTTCTAACCCCCCCTTAGTCATATGAGAGGTAGAGAGAGGGGGAATCGAACCCCCTGTTAGGTAGTGTGAGCTACCTTGATATTGTCTCACAAACGATCCTGGCTTCATCCATCCCACTGTCAGCTTCAGAGCTCTAGCGCTCTTCAGTAGTCAGTCCAACAGGATATATATCATTCACTCGTCCAGACTCTCCTCAATAAAAGAGAGAGTGTCAGTCCACCTAGCACTTCAGCAGTATACGTAAGACCATTCGGGACACTCTCTAAGACAATCAGAAGAACTCTACACCATTAATGGCACGGTCCTCAAACTTATTCACAGCCTCATTAAAAGAGGCATCAAACACTTCACTCTCAGTGAAGTTCAACTTCTTCACCTCTACCTCATACTTGTAGTTCCCATACGCCCACAGGAAGACAGGAACGCCATCAGTGGTATATCCTTTAGCAGCAAGAGTAGTCATATCGAAGTCTCCGTTGTTTTCTCAGTATATCTAACTATACCATACGCAGCGGGTAATGTCAAGAAGAATCTTCACGTTTCTCAAATAACTCTTCTACCCTCTTACGCCATGCCTTGAACTCTCGAAAGCCTCTGTCAGTCATACGCTCACCACTCTCCATGCAATACTCTGCATATATGTCACGATATTCCTGTTCATTCATTACATCATCCTCTTGATGGCCAGAGTGGTATCAAAGCCACCCTCATTATACTCTTTCACAAACCTGTCAGTGAATTCCAGATAGTCGTCATCACCCTTGAAGTCCTTACCAGTGATCTTCTCATACAGCACAGTCATCCAAGTGGCATCCAGAACATACATGGGGTTCTTATCAGTGCCCACATTCACAATGGGGTTAATGTCAGTGATATCAGTCATTCGTTAGTCCTTTATGTCTTATCAACCATCTACAAGCAGATAGTAACACATTGTCAAGGCGTTGTCAAGGACTTTCTGCAATTAAATACAAAAAAACCTCAGATATTTCACTGAGGTTCTTTGATATTGAGCCGATACATGGGAGACTTTAATCCCCTCTGCACATCGGTATATTATGTTTATTTTAACCTTTTTAATATATGGGGAAATATGGGTATTTATGGGTCTATTTGGGAGATGTTATCCGCATCACTCATATATCCTGTGATTTCCTAGTTTTATTGTTATCCCAACTGGTCACTCTTCTTAGATTATCAAGGTGATTATTCGTAGGATCATCATCAATGTGATCTATTACAATGGTCTTGCTTATATGGTTATACACACTAGGCAAATCTCTAACCTTCTCCCACTCTTCCCATACTATACCCTCTGGTGGATTGTCATATAGTGGTTTCCATGTATCCATTACTATTTTATGCAATTTTATGTTGCGGCGTATTGTATTACCACTCTGAGGTAAACCAGAACCATCTTCCCAAAATCCCTTTGGCACCGACATGAAAGTTTTTATACATGTAATATTTTTCGAACCATCTTTTCTCCTGATAAAACACGCCACGCCCTTTATGTGTCTATTAAATCTTATACTCCATAACTTACCACACTTGCTCACCCCCCACTTGTCATATACCTTACCGAAGCATATAGTTGGTTTCATCTCTATGTCTTTACCATCTATGTTAATGGTAATGTTATCACTGTTCATATCGAATAGGTTCATCACGCAAACTTCACCCTGCCTGTCTCTAACTGTTCATCTATCTGATCAGCGAGTATATCACCCATGAGGTTCATGAACTCTTCCTCATCTATGTCCTCAAATTCAAGCTTCGCATTATCCAGTATTTCGAACTCAAAGGATAGAACTGCACGGCCATCTTCTGTTTTTGGTAGATTTATCTTGGTATAACCCCATGCTACACCCTTGTACTTACCTTCTTCCATCATGACAGCCATATGTTCATATCCGTCTTTTGTCACATATGAATATGTGTTTGGTTCAATTCTGCTCATTTCCATACCCTCTCTAGTACGTTGTATTCGTCTATTTTCTGCTCTTCATATCTATCTGGTGTGATCTTCCACCATACTATGCCTATTGATACTCTATTACCCTCATATGGTTGCACTCTATGCGTCAATGTTGCATCGAAGTATATCAGTCGATTGGGTATTGGTTCGAATGTTGTGGTGCATTTCCAATCTGATACAGGGCCCGGACCACCTATCTCAAGGTGGCCACCACTGTCTGGTGACCTCATATAATAGATGAATGTACTCTCAGGCAGTGAATTTATGGGATATTCGTCACAATAGGATAGAATGTCACTGTGCCACACGGGGTCCACTGGGCGCACGTTATACCACGCTGTAGCACCCAATGCAGGGTCTTTTATATAGTTATACGTTGAATGCACCATCTTTGTCAGTGCATTGGTGTCGGGGTTCGATGCAGCACCCACCCAGTGTACCTTCGCATACTCTATGTGCAGGTTATTCAGTGCATCGACATCATCCTGATCCAAATAGTCGTCAATGATTTTCATCCTCTATAATACCTATCTGGCCTATTGTCAACCCATTTCTTTGGACCTTCTGTCCAGTATTGTGCGTTTATACTTGCATTCCACCATCCAGCTACAAGTGCAGTGCCTATACTATAACCCTCTTCTCTTAGGTGAATATACCATTTATACCATAATGCGGTCATACCTTCCAACCCTCTCCAAACTCTGTCTTGTCAAATGTGGGCGACTCGAAGTCATCCTTCTCCTCTGTCTGGTTACTATCCGCAAGTCCATCCTGTTGGCTCTCATCTAGGTCCATAAGTCGCATCTTTCCACGATCAATACCAATGACAAAGCGTTTGTTCATAGTCGGATCATTGTATCGGTTCTTTAACTGTTTCACCGCAATCTGATTTGCGGCCTCTAGTTCTTCGTTACTAATGAGTGCAAACATGAGGTCAGCAGTAGCCGGTAGTCCAAAACTCTCACTGGTATCTTCAAGGCCCACATCGGAATTGGAGAACCCAGAGCGTGTCGTTTGTGTTGCAGACATAATAGGGACGTTTGTTTCAACTGCAAGTCCTCGTAATTCTTCTGCAATCGACTTGATATACATGTACGAATTGACATTTGCTTGTCCCTTGAATCGTGATGATGCACAGATATTCAGATAATCTATGAAGATGATATCTGGCTTGAAACTCTTCTTGATAGCGAGTTCCTTGATTAGTCCCCTAAAGTGTGCGGAATGTGCGGATGCAGTAGGATATTCCTTGATGACCAACTGTCCATTCGTCTCCTTGATGATTTTATTGATCTTGGTATCATACATTGTCTTGGGTAAACTATGCAAGTCTTCCATAGACACATTCATGAGGTTTGCATCAATACGTTCTGCAATGCGTTCCTCTGCCATCTCTAGGGTGATGTACAATACGTTCTTACCCTGATTCATACAGTTCGCTGCCATATGACACATGAACAGGGATTTACCCACACCAGTACCCGCAAGGGCGATGTTCAGTGTCTTGGGTGGTAATCCCCCCTTAGTGATACGATTGAAGAATTCCAGATCAAATGGTATCTTCTCCTCTATCGTATGGTAATACTCAAATCGGGCGTCTGCATCCAACAGGTAATCATGGCCAACAGAATTATCGAAACCCACAGCAAGGGCATCTGTGAGAATGCTTGGGATAGCGTCTGGGCCTCGTTCCTTATCCTTTCCATCAATGATTTGAATTCCTTCAACAATCGCATTATATACCGCCTTATCCTTGCAGAACTTCTCTGTGGTTTCAACCAACCAATCAAAGTTCACATCTTTGTCGTTTTCTAGTTCCTTCACCACCGTTAATACACGCCGAATGTCATCCTCGTTCAGATCACGGCGTGAGTCAATCTCAATCTCCAGAGTTGACTTAGTGGGTAGTGCATTGTATCGCTCTACGAACTTCTGTATCTCTTCAAATACGATGCGCTCAGTACGGTCAGAAAAATACTCCCCTCGTATAAAGGGAAGCACCTTTCGTGCATACTGCTCATTACCTACCAGCTCTGATAGGGTTGTTCGTTCAATCGTTTGCATACGCATTCACCTTTATCATACATTCATTGAGGAAATCCAATCCCTCAGTGTTCTTATAGGGATGTGTATACCACACCTCTATTATACCAGATGAGTATAACAGTTTTGCACAGGAAAGGCAAGGGACATGTGTAATAAATGCTGTTGCACCCTCACCTGACTCATTGCTCCTTGCGAGCTTGGTGATTGCATTCTCTTCTGCGTGTAGGACTTCTGGTTTGGTAACGAAGTCCTCATCCTCACATACGTTGGTCCACCCAGAGGGCATACCGTTGTATCCTATGGATATGATGCGATCATCCTTGACGATCACACAGCCCACCTTGAGTCGTTCTGCTGTGCTGCACTCTGCATAGTTAAATGCAGACTTCATATGTGCTGCAATATGTTTATTCTTCATAGTGCGTATTCATAATTTCTAGTTGTCTCATTCTGTTTGATCAAAAATGCACCATTCTTGGTATGAAAATTATGTGCCATATCGGTATTGGGTGACATGGTTACAAGACGTTCCCAACCATTGTATATGGCCCAATCTCTCAGGTCCATAATTATCTGTCTACCCGCTTTAGGTTTATAGCTCCATACTGTGTAAGGTATGGCATACAACCCTCTTTTAGATAGGGCAATGTCTCTTGTATCTTTGGGAATATATGTTGTCATTGCAACACACACTATAGCGGCAGGGTCATCCTCTTCACCGATATAATACATTTCACCCACACTCTTACGCCATGCGTAGGATAATGTGGGTCTTACAGGGTCATCTTTGATGTATTCATCACTTGTCAGTATTTTCATAATCTCTCGCTTATACGTTAAAGGACTCTCCACACCCGCAGCTGCTACTCGCAGTTGGATTGATAATCTTGAGGAAACTACCACCAAGTTCTGATACATAGTCAATCGTTGACCCCAATACGAACATCTCCGCCATAGGGTCAATCACCAGCACATCGTCAATGGGGTCAGACCAATCAACGTCTGGCCAGTTCTTGGAGAAGTCCCATACATACTGCATACCAGAGCATCCCCCGCCCTTTACGCCGAGGGACACAAAGTCTCCGTCACTCACAGATTTTAGATAGTCTCTTGCAGAGTCAGTGAGGGTAATCATGACAGGCGTTGTCCCTGTCGCAGTAGATACGCTAGGACATTAGACCAGTACTGTACGCCCCACTCTGATTTAGTTTGTGTACAATTGTCTAGTGCCGTTCTTGCATTTGCTATAAGACGATCCCAATTCATTAGTTTGCATCTCCTGTATCATGTTTCCGAATAAACTAAAAATCTCTCTGACTCTTGCACTTTCATCTGCCCGAGGAATACAAAGAGTTTCAGCTGCTGCCATTCCTTGCGATGAAACAATTTTTGCTTGTTCCATGCATGTTTGCATATCAGGCATATTTACGTTATACTCTGATCCCGTCATAGTCATTACGACCAATAGTGCTTTTATCATCACACTTCACTCCATCCTGTCATTTCACACTTGTATTTAGTGTTTCCAATTAAAACCATGTCACCCATGCTTGTGCTGCGACATGCACCACCATCAAACATCTTGGTCACACCTTCGTTGTTCCACCAGCCATCATTGATGCTGTTGGTCTTCACAAACGCCGCCTCTAACTTCTCGTTGATGGTTGCGTCCTTCTTAACCTCTACAAACGCAACCGTGGTAGGTGCGTCCTCAAAGGCTGCGTGTATCACCGCAACTTTTTCATAGAGCAGAGTCTTCGTTAGTGCGTCAATCTTATCCATAACGTATTTCCCTTAGTTTTTTCTTAGCAAATTTTCCCTCACCAAACGAGACATCAGAACACATTCTAATTTTCGAACGGAAAGACATGTCATCCTTTTTGCTCATGTCCCTGTCCCTAATCTTGTTTTTCCTCTTCGCAGTATAACTATTTTTCGATTTCCTTTTCGAAGAGTTGAAAACATCAAACGAGTTTTTACTCATAATATCCATCCTCTGTAAAGTAACCAATTCCTTTATTGGCGTTGATAAAACTCAACTCACACCAAGAATAAGAACCATCGTCCCATTTGATCTTGACTTCTGGAGTCAATGCCGGGCATGACGATATCGGGCTGATTGTAACAACCTCACCATTCCAGAGTTCAGTGTAACCACCAAAGTCACCAATAATTTTCGTACCTAATTCCATAACAACCTCTTTGTTTCTCATCTTATATCCCATATTACCATCTGGAATATGATTTGTCAATAGCTAATTTAGCCCGCAACAGCGAATATTTCTGCATCGCTGTCATACAGGTCAAACACCTTGCCGATCAACTCACGATTCCCTGCCTTGGGGAAGTCAAATACCTTGGAATAGGGCGACTTCTTGGCATAGACTACAACGCCGGGTGTCTTGGACAGTTTGTTCCAGACATACCGTCCACCAGCAGACTGGCTGGTTCCTGCCTTGAGCGTGATATCCAGTTTCTTCATGAGGAACTTGTAAATCTTGATGGCAAGGTTATTACCCTTGTACCGGCTATCGACGCTGAGTAGGTCAACGTGCCATGCACCACGTTCTCTCGACAACTCCACCTTTGCAGCAATGCGGTAGCGAGTTTCCATGTCACCATAGAGAGTACGAACTCGTTTGGTCACATTGCGGTCATATACCCAAATATCGTTATATGTACTTTCAACCTTATCAACGTAGATATCGTACCCAAAGGCACGACCAACGAGCTCTAGATTGTCTAGATTACCGTATCCAAGAGCAACACCCTTGTTCATCGTAATTCTGTCAACCATTTGTAACCTCTTGATTTCCGATTATACCTAAGTATACCATGCGAAAAGGATTCTGTCAACTAAAATCGACTCGGAATCCAAGAAAAATTCACATCATCTAGCCATCGCCACTCACCTGTTTTCAGTGATTTTATGGGGGGTAATGAGGGTTTTGGGGTCATATCCAGAACGCCGGGGGGAAGCTTTAGGACTTCCCACTTGTCTCCGTGTTCTCTGATTCGGTTCTTACCCTTGTTGGTGATGCCCTTGAGGGTGAGGATCATTATGCAATCCCTCTATTGTTCATATTCGGCATCGTCAGACCAGCCTTCTTGAAGGCTTCAGAGATACGCTTCTCAGGGTCTTTACCATCCTTCCAGACTTCCAGCTCGGAAATGTCAATCCCTGCTTCTCTCATGATCCGCTTCTTGATCATCAGGTCACGAAATATCCAGTTGCAATTCATCATAACGTCTTCCTTTTCTCAGTGTATAACTCATATTACCATACGGAAAAGGTTTTGTCAATAGCTAATTTAGAATCCCTTGGGTTTTTTTGTGATGCCTCTGCGCTTCATCTCCATCTCAATCCACTGATGTGCTGTAGGATTTCGCACCTTTTTCCTGAGCAAACCTCTGACTTGTCTCAACACACTATTGAACAATGTGCCGTCATCCACTTTTACATCGTTATTATCAACAATAATCAGGTTGCCCCTAAAGTGCTGACTGAATTTACCAAGGTTGGACTGAACGTCTTTCCACGATTTTGTTGCAATTGAGGCGTGTACCTTACGTTCACGCTCTGCATTACGAGCAAGTGCAACGTCCAACGAGGTATTGACATATATCATGTGAGTGTCGTAACCAAGTCTTTTAAGCTCGTTTGATTGTTTTGCAATCTTATCATAGTCACGCCCCGTGCCATCTATGATGAGTCCAAGGCGACCATCAACATAGTTATCCTGCTTTTTTTGCGTCACCACTTTTGCTCGATCACGCAGTTTGTCTCTAGGTTCCTTCTGACGCTCAGCCTTTGCCGTTGTCATGTCCATTTCTAGACCAGCATCTTTGAGATACTTCTCAAAGACATCATCAGAGTTGACTATCTTGAGTCCTGTACCGCCGGTAGACTTTCTGACAACGAAAGACTTACCACTGCCTGGTCCACCGGCGAGAAAGAATGCTTTAAATATATTGGGGTCTTGCAACCCTTCCTGTAGTTCGTTGTATGTCTTCATTTGGTGTTCGTCCTTCTCTTCTATATCCGGCCATCTCTATAATATATTTATCATTGTCTGAAAGTGGAGTGCAATCTAACTTGCGCTCTTGGGTCTGGAATGTCATCTTCTTGATACGATTTTTGGTCTTAGCCATTTTAAGTTCCTTTCGCTGTTGATGTTTGGATATAGAGGTGTTATAAATGGACTTCTCCTTATTGAGTATCATATAGACCGATATCATCAAATTCTTTGATTGTTCTCGGCGGTGATTTTTGTTTTGGTTCAAAATTGTTATCAGGGGATGGAATATTTTTTGTCATGCTATCTTTGACAACTTGCATTGACATAGTATGTCTTCTTGATTCTCCCATATCAAAATCGTGACGTAAAGTTTTGACTAGAAAATTTCCCTTAAATAAACTGTCTTCAGTATCATTACCCTCTATGTTTGCTGCGGTGTTTGGAATTATTACACCAATTATATCGCCTGCACACACAAGTGTGCTACCAGTGACATCAATGTTCAACGACAATCCATCCATCATTACCATCTGTGAAGCTCTAGATTGAATTATGTCAGGGAGTCTCTCTGAGGTAAAATTGTATTGATAGGAGTCATCCAAATATGACTGATCATTACCAAAACCAACTGTGGGTTTTAAATATTGTTTTGAGGGAAAGGATGTTAAATTGCCTCCACCCTGTGTGAGAGGAATATTATTCAAGACCGGCCTCGCTAGTTCTTTGTCTATATGTCTTTGATTATCAAAACTATTAATATAGTTATATGTATGTTTTTTATAACTTTTAGAAATAATATCATGAACAATCAAACTTGAGGAATACGCACCACTATTATAATTTCTCAATGTATTTGGTGTACCTGTTATTGTAAAGTTTTCTATAGCAGAAGTTTCTAATGCAACATTCAACTTGCCGTCAGTATATCTGGTGCCCGGTATTGTGTATTGATATGTAATGATAGGAGTCTTAGAATACATGTTTCCAAGAGTTCTAAAATTAAACCCTCGCATAGATTCCCAAAAAATATATGTTGGATCATTGTGTTTTTTAGATATAGCATGTTTTGTCGCAATTTTTATTACATCAAAGGGGTATATGTTTGGAGCAACAATTTTTTTATTATCTACACTATCCTCGACATAAAATGGTTTACCACTGTCTAGATCAGTTCGCAACATGGTTTTGACAATATCTGAATAGGTTCCTACCAGAGTTCGACTGACTCGTTGTCTAGCATTCGTTATCAATTCTCTTGATGAAAAACTCAATATGTTTGCTTGAACGCCGTTGCCGACATCAACACGTCTTTTTAAAGACGTAATCATAAAAGCATTGTCAGTAAAATCAATATTATATTCTTCATTATTATCTAGTCCGGGCGTTGCAATTTTAAGACTAAAATATTCTTGTCCAATAATAGGACCGACTGACCCTAAATTTACGGAATCTTGGATTGTCACAACCCCATCTATATTATGGCTCTCAATATTTTCAAACAAACTAAGCCCCATGATACTATTACCATCAACCAAGTCTATAACTACTCCTGTGGATAATGTCAGTTTAGCCTCAAGAAGATTAAACTCACCACCAGTTTTCAATCCAGTTAACACTCAATCAATCCTTTGTATTAGAAATCAACCTCTGAAAATCCTTAACAAATTGTTCCAGATAGATTGGGTCTAGGAGTCGTATTTTCCTAATTTCATCCTGTTTTTCTTCTTCATATTCTCTGTTTGTGATCAGTGTTGCATCTGCAATCGTATTACCATCTGTATCTACATTGCTAGTTCCAATATTGATTTTCACATTGGTATCACCCGACTCCTGATAAATCTCATAGTGATGCACTGCATCCACATTGTCATACCTCTCAGCAAGGTGTGCAAGAAACTGTCGAGTGTTCATTGGCCACTGGTGATACCTGTCTGTGATGTTATTGACTAACAGGATCACCCAATGATAATCTGCTTCACCATAAAACTTGTGTGCAATCATCTCTGGTGTCTCACCGTTCCTAACATCATAGGTGTCGTAAAGTCCACTCACAGATTTTGCTTTACTGTGTAAGGCAACACGTTTGAGTAGATGCGTAACTACCTTATAGTCACCGTTACCAACAGAGTCATATACAATCGCAGGGAATTGAGAAAAATACACCTTAGTACCCCCCGACCTGTGGCGAAACCATATTCTTGTCAATAAGTGTAATTTCACCAAAAGTCAATGATATTGTTGTTTTAACAGGGGCACCGTTGTAGTCATCGCCATCACTCTTGAATGTTTGGAATTGATCACCGCCGTAAGTGACATCCATTTTTTTCAGAAAACACTTTCCTATCCTGTGCAAATTTAAATTTGGACCCATTGTGTGATGGTATGCAATTTCGAATATATCAGGAATTTTTTGTGATCTTGAACCAGCGTTAGCATCAAATTCTGGATGCATTCCTATTTTAAATTCTCTAATTATTTCCTGTACGGTCTGAGCATCCTGTTTATCTTCAGGTAAAAAGGTAAATGCAAAAGAGAACTCTCGGCGTGAAACACCTCTAAACATGAGTTCCATCTTAGGTGTTGCAATTTTACCCCGTTCCATTGCGATAAGGTCTTTCGCACCACTAAGACCGGGAATACCGTTAACAATCTTTGCTGCTTGTTGTGTTAAAACTTCTGCGGCTTCGCCTGATTGAAGTCCTTTGATATCTAGCTCACCAGTTGATTGATAAGTCTTAAAAAGACCATAGAGTACAGATGAAAACCCACTGATCTCTGATTCTGCATATTCCATTCCATATGATACATTTAATTGTGGTGGCATATATAATGCTATGGTTCTCTGAATTTTGGTAGTGGTGAATTCACGACTGTTCAAATAAATTGAACTTGTCTTCCCAACACCAGCAGATTGAGCTCGAAGGGCTACATCCTTGGCTTGTACAGCCTCAAGAGATTCGTTGCCGCCGCCCCCTTGGTCAGCGTCTCGGTTCAATAGGGCGGTCACGTTAGGGCCTTTGCCAAGATTCTTTTTCAATTTAGTGTGAGCTACTGACATAGGTGTAAACATTATGTAATTCAAATTGCGACCATCTGTTCCTAGTCCAGCTGGATACATGAGAATTGGTTTCGCCTTTGCATTAAATGAACTTTGTAGAGGACTAGATGTAGAACTGGACGATGAACCACCCAACCCTGATCTTAGACTACTAGCAGCTCCACTGACCAAACCTGATGCAGCACTAGCCGCTGCATTCTTTGCTATGTTTACAAAAGCGTCTCTTAATGCCATGTCTAAATATCCTTATACACTGATGGAACTATTTATAACGAATGTCATACAAAGGTCGATATACGCCGATCAATCCGAAAAAATATAAGGGTGATCCACAGAACATAATTTATCGTTCTCTCTGGGAACGTAAGTTTATGGTATACTGTGACAACAGCACATCCATAATTGAATGGGGTAGTGAAGAGATCATTATACCCTATTTATCACCCAAGGATGGGCGTATGCACAGATACTTTCCAGATTTCTACATCAAGGTCAAACAGGCTGATGGTCAAATCAAGAAGATGATCATAGAGGTTAAACCCAAGGTGCAGTGCAAACCACCCAAGGAACCCAAGAGACGCACCAGACGATGGATGAACGAGGTTATAACCTATGGTGTGAATGATGCTAAATGGCGATATGCAACAGAATGGTGTGCAGATAATGGTATGGAGTTCAAGATTTTAACTGAAGATCATCTAGGTATTTCGTATAAATAGATATATGGCAATTAGTAAATACATGCAAGCAGTTAAGGATGAGGCGAAAGGTCGCCCAAAGTCAACTGCATGGTATAGAGAAAAGATCAAAGAATTGGGCACACCAAGTTCACTTGACCTCTTACGGGATGGTAAGAGGAACAACAAGCCGTTCTATGGTAAATTGAATATGTTTATGTATGACCCAAAGTTCAAGAAAACCCTACCATACTATGACACATTTCCACTGGTGTTGCCACTAGAGACATATTCAGATGGATTTCTGGGTATCAATTTTCACTACCTACCTATTCCACTGAGGATCAAGTTACTTGACCGTTTGGTGGATTTCTCTAACAACACCGCATTTGATGAGTCTACTCGGCTAATTGTTGACTACCAGAAGTTAAAGGGTGTTCGACTTATCAGACCAACCATACACAAATACCTTGCTGGACAAACCAAGTCACAGTTTCGTAGGATTGATGCAGATGAATTTACGATTGCAACCCTACTACCCGTGCAAAGGTTTAAGAAGGCATCTGCATCAGAGGTGTGGAAAGATTCGAGGGCAATGATCTAATGGCAACACTAGCAAGTTTTGTAGAATCAACCGCATTTGGCGTATTAAACAATTTCCTGTCAGAGTTTCACGGTGAAAATGGATATGCACTCCCAAGTCGGTATGAGGTTATTATCACATCTCCCGGTGCAGGGGATGCTAGGAAGGTTTCTATGAATTGCGAATCAATAGAACTGCCGGGGCGTGCTGTAACGAAAGAAACTAATATCTCGCAATATGGCATTCAGTCAGAACAGGTTAAAGGAATGTCCTTTGCAGGCGCAGTCGCAATGTCTTTTTATGCAAGTAGTGATCTTTCAGAAAGAGTATTTTTTGAGAAGTGGCAAGAAGAAATGTGGGATGTCGGTAGATGGGAAGTTGGTTACTACAAGAACTATATCAAGGAAGTTGATATCTATGTTCTGGATCAGCAGAATACTCGACGTTTTGGAATTCGATTATTTGAGGCGTATCCAGAATCAATTGGGCCGTCATCACTGAGTTCTACCCCTGCCTCAGATGTTTTACGAATACCTATCACTATGAACTATAGATATTGGCAGACCCTTGACATTAATAACCAACCACCAAATCTTCTAGAGAAGGTTCTTGATACAGTGATATCGGGTGCAGAAAGATCAATCAATGCAAACATACCGAGGGTGTTAAGTAAACTAGGATAATTAAAGGATGAAATATTATGGCATTACCTAAACTAAAGACTAATGAATACACACTAACAGTACCATCGACACAGGAGGAAGTTAAATTTAGACCATTCTTGGTCAGAGAACAAAAGATTCTGATGATTGCTGAAGAATCTAATGATGAAAAACAGATTGCTTCATCAATAGCCAGATTGGTATCCGACTGCACATTTCAATCAGTGGATGCGACAACATCTCCAATGTTTGATATAGAATATATTTTTCTACAAATTAGAGCAAAGTCTGTTGGTGAACAGGTAGAACTTGAAGTTACCTGTCCAGATGATGATGAAACAAGAGTTAAGGTTGAGATTAATTTGAATGAAATTAACATTCAGATGAATTTAGAACATTCGAAAAGTATTAAACTTACAGACGATATTGTTCTCAATTTTCGATATCCAATGATGAAAGACTTTGAAAGCTTAAACAATGATGTAGGAGAATTTGAGCAGACGATGCAGATGATTTATAGTTGTATTGAAAGTGTTCAGAGTGGAGAAGAACTTATTCAGAGAATTGATATGACTTATGATGAGATTGTTGAGTTCATCGATTCTTTCAATACAGTTCAACTAGAATCTGTTGTAAATTTTTTCCAGACAATGCCAAAACTGAGACACGTTATTGATATAGTTAACCCAAAGACAAAAAAGAAAAGTGAATTATTGTTGGAGGGCTTAGAAAGTTTTTTAGGGTAGCGCTGGCTCACGACAGCGTAGTAAATTACTACAAGACAAATTTTATGATGATGCAACACCATAAATATAGTTTAACTGAGTTAGAAGATATGTTACCGTGGGAGAGAGAAGTATATATTGGATTGTTGATAAAACACCTTGAGGATGAGAAAGCACACCAAGAAAAAGAACTTGCAAGACAAAGGAGGTAATCAAATGGGCGAAGAAGAAATTAAAGCATCAGGTCATCATCCAGCAGATACGAATGGCGATGGTAAGGTTGACCCAGAAGAACATGATATGTGGCTTGAGTTCAAACGTAAGGAACTTGAGGATGCAGATGCAATGCGTGATGCACAGCGCACAATGGCATGGTACTCTCTTGGTGGTATGTTGTTGTATCCTATTATCGTAGTCCTTGCAACAGTCTTCAATATGGATCAAGCAGCAAAGATTCTTGGTGATATGGCGGGTGTGTATTTCATCGCAGTTGCCGGTATCGTCGCAGCTTTCTTTGGCGCACAAGCACTCAGCAAACCTAAGAAGTAAGGAATAAGTCATGGCTGATCTCTCAATTGTAGCATCTCTTTTAAAAGATACTAATAAAAAACTGGATAAACTTCACTCAGACAATGAGCAGGATGACACCAAGGCTGACATAATCAAGAACGCTCTACCAGAAATCTTGTCCGATACTCTCAATACACAGCGGCAAATTGCACAGTGGGAAGAGGAAAAAAAGCGTGATGAAGCTACCGATACTCTAATTAAGAAGGAAGATGAGAAAGCCGCCAAGCGTGAAGAAACAACACAAAAACTCATAGGTGATATAAAAGAACCTTTAAAAACTCTTGGCCTTGCCATACCAAAATCAGGTTTCAATGCATTTTCCGAAAAAGCAAGTGATATCAGCGCTGAGAAATCTTTACCATCAGATTTCAAGTTAATGTTGCAAGCTCTTACTCCAAAGGCATTAACACAGGGGTTCAAAGTAGGTCTGGGTGATATGTTTAAAGAACTTGGTGGTGGTATCAAGAAGATCGGCAGTGGAATGAAATCTCTTGCTACCAAAGGGCTGACCGCAGCACAGAGAAAGTCAGAAGAAAAAGAGAAAGAGAGTAAAGAAAAGAGGAGGGATGGATTCTTTAAAAATCAGTTTGGTAAAATTACCGGCTTCCTTGGGGGAATACTTAAAACGGCAAAATTAGCAGGTAAAGCTGGATTTCTTGCTTTACTTGGTGCGGGTGCAATATATGCTCTTGCGAAACTAATAGAGAGTCCATATTGGAATACGGTAGCAGGAATAATAGAGTCTGGTTTCAAAAGAATTAGAAGTCTCTTTGAATTTATGGATGAACAATTTGGGGTGGGGGGAGTAATTGCAACTGCACTGGCACTTTACTATGGTCCAAGGGCGGCCACTACACTTGCTGGAATGGGCATCAGAGCTCTGGCCAAAAAGTTATTTTTCAAAGGTGCAACCGACACTTTAGCAGGATCAGCAGGACAAGCCGCAACATCATTGGGATCAAAGGCATCTAAACTTGGTTTGCTCGGAAGACTGGGATTGTTGGGCGGTGGTCTTACTGCGGCGGCCTTGGCGATGTATGGACTAAGCGTAGCTATAGACTGGTTTCATGATCGGTCGGCGAAAGCAGAAACAAAAATATTAAACGACGCAATAAAGGATATAGATAAACAAACGCCTGCAGAGCAACAGAGGCGGAAGGAGGTCGTCGATGAGATAGCGAGAAAAAGGAGCCAGCAGCGGGCAGATGATCCACGGGCCAGAGAACAGCTGAGAAAAGCGAACGAAGCGCAGAGGATAATTGCCGATGCAGTCAAAAAGAGATTAGAACAGAAACCCCCGGTGGATGCAGCGGTATATGGTGGCAGCCCAGCAGAAATTCGGGCTATTATAGCTAAGTCATTTAAAGAGGCAATCTCCGCAACACATTTCGAGGGAAGTGCGGAAAATCGACTTGGCCAATTGAAAGAATTATTTGGTGGTGTTTCATCAAAATTGCTTGGTAAGGAATTTCAAGCTTTAGATGCGGAGAAGAAGAGTGCATTTTTGAAGCTCTTGCGACTTGAGGAACAGAGTGCGTTCCAATCAATTCGTAGTGGCGGTAAATCAAAGTTTTCCGGCCAGTCAAGTTCAACGGCGTTTAGAGCAGGTATAGATAAAAAGGATGAGCGTGAACTTATGCTGGGCTTTCAAGATGTCCGAAAATCCTTGATCAACCTTCGTAAGAGTCAAATCAAAGACCCAAGTTCCATACTTCCAGAGCTTAACGATGAATTGAGGAACAACACTGAACAATTGAAGACACTGAATGATACTCCAAGAGGTTCTGACACCACTGTTGTGAATTCAACCTCGGTTGGAGGAAACCACAATAGCGTAACCATCCCGCCGCAAGTTCCTATGTATGCACGTTTTCCAAATGGCGGAATCCACCATTATGGAGAGGTTTACTAAAAATATAAAAAAAGGGGGAACCGAAGTTCCCCCTTTCTCTTACTCGTTTGCCAACTTTTCAAAGTAGGACATTGTGTCCCCATCATCATCAGTATCAACAGTAGGCGCTGGAGTAGGTTTTGTATCTACTTTAGGTTCAGCCCAAGGTGCATCTTCCATCACCTCTGTTGCCTTACCTACTGTGGTAGTCCCAGAAAGAACCATATCCAAACGCTTCTTCAGTTCATCGTAGGACTTGAAGTTAGATTCCCCAGTAAACTCTGATAGAGGATACTGCGTCTTCCAAAGCTCTTCCAGCTTGTCATCATCATCAAACAACGGACTTGGTGCTTCAAACTCAGACTTGTCATAGTTCCAGTAACCATCAACCATACGAAGCTTCAACTTGAAGTTCGCACCTTCCCAGAAATCGAAGGGATTGACAGGACTTTCATCTTGGAATGCAGGCTGCATTGCTTCCATGCACTTGTCAAAGATTTTCTTACCGAAACGATAAAGCATAACCTTACCCTCGTTCTGAGGATTCGCAGGGTCTTGCACAACATAGATGTTGGCAAAGTACTGCAACTTACGCTTCTGTTTACGGGCAATCTCCTTGTCAGACTCAACACCAGAGTTCCAATATGCAGAGTTCATCTCTGATACGGGATCATTCTGTCCAATGGTGGTGAGAGAGTTCTCAATATACCACTGTCCAGTAGGGCCTTGAAACGCATGGTTCCAGACCTTTGCCCAAGGCATATCCTCACCCTCTACTGCGGGTAGGAAACGAATAACAGCATAACCGTTGCCGGTCTTATCCATCGTAGGTTTCCAGAGGCGGTCATCCTGATAGGACTTCTTATCTTGGGGGGCGTTTTCTGCTTGGACTGCACCAAGCAGTTTGTCCAACGAATTGGACTTCTTGAGCGCACTTAACGACATATGTATTCTCCTTATGTAAATATATGCGATTTCGTATGTTTATAGTGTTACCACTTTATCACAAAAATCTGCTTTTGTCAAGTAACTTAGATTATTTTCTTGAATAAATTCCTCTTTGGCATCTACCCAAGAAAACTGAACATCCTTGAACTCTCTAAAAACAGTTTGCATTTGGTTCTGCCAGTTCACTGGATTAAAACCTCTTGCATCACTGGGCAGATAATTATCTGTCCCTTTATATATGTTGTTCAACGGCTCATCATATGATGATAGGTCAAACCCCAATATATAAATCTCTGTTGCACCCTGCTGACATGCAAGGTGCATAGCGGTGTTACCCGCTGACCATCCAATAGGAAAGTCAATCGTATTTATGTTGTCATCCTCATAGACATATGTAATCCAAAGTCCAACATCCTTCTCCAGCTTCATCTGAAGGTCTTTCATATCAAGGTGGGGAAACTGTTGAATTGCAGATTCAATCCTTTCACTGAGTCCCACAGGGTCTTTACCTGATATTACACAACGGTCTGTAATGCCTGTTGTCTTGTGAATGAATGTCTCTGGAATGTCATACCCCATAAGCATCATGTCTGCTACATCAGCAGGAAGGACTGTCCAGTTTGCAAACCAGCACTGAATATCTCTCCAATTGTTGGATTCGTAAATCTCCTGCTGCATACCATAGTCAACTGCAACAAGGTTGTCCACCATCACATCACGCCAGATTGCATTGCAACCCCATGTGACAGCATCCACCTCATACTGTTTATCACCGAACCACTTGCGTGACTCACCATTACCAATTACTACTGCCTTAGACATTACTGATATCCGTCATGAGGGGGAAAATCTTTGCAATCTCACGAGCACATGCAATCGCAATATCCTGATGTTCCTTCTGTGTACCATTCGCACTCCGTAGGTCAATGTAGTGTACCCATGAGCGTAGTGTACCGTTCATGTATAGTCGGGACACTGTGTTGCCCTCTGGAAGAACTGCACGAGCCTGTTCCTTGGCAATACCATTATAAATGGCCCACTCATAGACCTTTTTAGCTTGTCGGATAATCTCCGTCTGTCTCATTCGAAAATCTTCATTCAGTCGGCGGTTGTCCTCACTCAGATCGATACTGTTCTGCCTGTTCTTAGGGTCTTGCAAACGTGCATCCCTAGTCTCAAATGACAAATCCTTGGTAGGGTCTGCATACCGCTGGCTGAACTCTTGAAACGAAAAAGATCGGTGTCGTAGAATCTGACGAGCAATGTCCCTCGTTGTCTCAATCTCCAAACATGCACTAACCATCTCTAGGGGTGACCAGTGCTTATGCTTGATGAGATACTTGATAAGCTTCTCGCTGGTGATCTTGTTGTTCTGGTTACCGGGATTGGATACCCTCGCACAATATGCGATGAGTTCCTGTGCGTCATCTACACCAATAATGTTATCTGGTGTAGAATGTGATGTCATTCTTACTTTCATAATATCTCCAAAATGGTGCTGGTAGAAAGAATCGAACTCTCAATTAAGGTTTACAAAACCCTCGTTATACCGTTTAACTATACCAGCTATTCCATCTACTTGTTAGAGTTAAACCTACGCTGAGGTTTATAACCCTTTGGCCAAGTGGGTTGGCGATTAGCAAGTGTCTTAACTCGCTCCGACAGTTCGTCGTTTTTAACCGACATCTCAGCGTTGACAAATTGCATTGCCTTCACTTCTTTTTCTAGTTCCCGGCACCGTGCCTCAAAGAACCCCTCTACTCTATCCATCAACTGGACTCCTCTATGAGTTTTAATAGTCTTATCTTATACTGTTCTTGATCAATTGTCAAGAACCTTTCGTAATTATTCATCAGATTATCTAAATCAATCCATATGATATCATCCTCTAATTGTTTATTCCAATCTGGTCCAAAGTTGACCAGCTCATCTAGTATGATCAATGTCTCTAATGACACTCGGCCACCTAGAAACTCTTTCATTAATTTTGGGTGCTGCCCATTCGTTACTGTGAACAAATCCTCAAACGCTTCTACAAGAGGTTTCATCTCTACCTCAAACAGATCAAAGAAACCCTGTCGTTTTAGTTTCCATGACTCGTAGTTCTCATCATTGAAGTTGGCAATATACCCCTTCTTGTCCTTGATGAAATTTGATACAAAGTAGTTTTGAATTTCTTGTTCTGTGTTGTACTTGCGTGAAAGTTTTACGAAGAACGATCTGTCCTTACGTTTATAGAAGGTGTCTCTCTTGATACGAGTCTTGCCCTTGTATGTTACAAAGTCATAGTCACCCTTACCAAAGTGTGCTTTCATAGCACAGTACATTAGATAAACGTCAATCGGTTCCATTACAGATACGCTTCGATACCCAATCAGTTAAAATGCAGGGGATTACCCCGTGAATAATTAGAACAATAGCCATCACCCACGCATGAGCAAGGTGCATAAAATAGTTAGTGTTGTTTTCCTTGAGATGTTTCATCAGTCCATAAACTTCCTGTCTTTAATTAAATGATGCAGTCTATGTTTGACTACAGTGAAGAATAGAACAAATAAATTATTTGCCCTGTATGTTCCGTTTGGAACTTTCAGTTCATATGTCATACTGGAAGCTGTGCCTGTCTTGGAAGAAAGTTTAGTTCCCGTGCGTTTGCTTCAATCTTCTCTTTGAGACTCTTGGAAATAAGACGGCCCACTGTATCGGGTTCAATCTCTTGACGATGGCAATAGTCAAGGACTGCTTCCAAATGAGTGATATTCTTTTCGTTTGCAATACGTTCGATTTCCATCGAAAATGTCTTTGCAGTATTCAGTGCCATGTGTACTCCATTAAAATAAAAAATGGGGGTTTTTGAAAGGAACCCCGTAACCTTTAGTCTTAGAACTTATATTCAGTCTTAACACCGACAATTTTATCGGCGGTTTCAAAATCATTATTGAAATTGACTTCACCATAAGGTGTAATACCAAAGGATTCATTCACATCAAATGTATATCCACCCCAAAACTCAACATTAGAAATTTCACTGTCGTCCCAGCTAAACGATGGTTTAACTGACAGATCAAATCCCTTAATTCCAGCAACCACACCAAATTTTGTAGAGGTTGTTTCCTGAGTTACATTACGCTCAGTATCAGTCACAAAGGACATGTCAATTTTAGGTAGAACAGATGAAACTTTCTTCTCTTCTGCCATAGCAACACTTGAAATACAAGTTGCTAGTGCAACTCCGATCATTAGTTTCTTCATTTGTTTAGTCTCCCTTTAAAAGTTGAGGGGCTAACCGTTGGCCCCTCACGGATGTATTACGGCATCACCCGTTAGTAGTGGTATTTAGTCTGTTAATCAGACACCCTGTGCAAGAGCACGATAACCAGCAGCAATCACAGCACGGGTTGGCTTACCAATACGATACTTATTGTAAACCTTAGTCTCACCTTCAAACACACTAGTGCGTTTGTTGAGATATACAGGATATCCCTGCATACGAAGTGAGCTCATGAGCGCTCGAACATTCTTAACGCCATATCGAGCGCTAATCTGTTTCGCAGTAAGTTCAGTACCGTTTTCGAGAGCGGCAATAACCTTAGAAGTCTTAGTCGTAGTTTTAGTCATAGTATAATTCATCCTTTCAAGATGATAAGTTAGACAATATTTGTCAGACACAAAGTGTTTCGTTTGAATTTCACAAACTCATCAGTGACATTATATACAGAGTATAACAGGTTATTATATATTTGTCAATACTCTTTTTGAATAAAGTGGTGGGTATTCTGTTGCAAGGAACCCACCGAACCCCGAAAGATTATGCTGCTAGAGCGTAATCTCCATAGTTTGCATTATCGTTTGCATTTAGAAATTTGACCAATAACGCAGTCATCCGACAATTCTCCACTCATCTATTCCAGCCTGTCGATCCTATTTCGCCCCCATCAAAAAGAGATTTTACCATAACCAAGTAACAAGGCTATGATACCAGAAATGAGAATAATATCAGCGCATACACTCCAAAGAATATATAACTTAAACATAAATACCGATATTTTTTTTACTAGAGGATTCTTCATCTGAATCTCCTGATATCATCTCTTTCATGACAATCTCCTTTTGGTGGAGGCGGGGGGTATCGCACCCCCGTCCAGTTCTGTATTCAATTCGTATCATCAAATTGTATCTTATATATAACACACGGGGATTAATAAGTCAAGTGCTTTATTGGCATTCCTTTAATTTTTTTTGGTAATGAAAGTAAAGTTCCACCCACTCCCTGACTTAAAATACACGCCCACTTACCCTGTATTTCTAATACTGTGGCTGTACCCGTGGTTTCATTTATATAGGACATGACAACACTTTTCTGTTCTGCATCTACCCAAGCGGAAATTGATTCTTCACCAAACTCTTTGACCTTATCCATAACTTCCTTTACAGGACCGCATAACACAGGTTTCTGTGTTACAATCCAATTTGGAAATTCTTTTAAATCTTGTGGTTCTGGAATTGTTTCTTGCGCTAAGGTTTGGCTACCCATTAACAGAAACACTGCCAGTACTGCTACTAGAGGTTTCATTCTGTTTGCTCCATTCTGCAACGGTTTCCACTAGAGCATCAAGGTATTCGTGTTTGTCTCTTACAAACTCTTGGACAGTTCCATCCTCTGTTACTACTAAAATCACTACCTGAGAGATTTCTATGCCAGTTCTTTCTCCGAACATCTCTGCATACGCAGAACCCTGAATGTAATAACTTTCGTTCCATTCGTCTTTACGCTCTTTGGTTGATGTCTTGAAGTCGATAATCGACGGTACACCATTGTACTCTGCAATACAATCAACCCTTCCCGCTACCTTATATTTATCACTATAGAGTCCTGCTTCTTGTGCATATATGTTATCAATATTGCATAATGCTTTGTCTGCAAGTTGACCAAAAAGACAATATGGCAGGAAATTCTTCTTGTGTTTCGCCCATTCCTTGGGGAAATTGGTCGGCATGTTGTTGAGGTAATCTTCACACATGTGGTGAACCTTAGTGCCACGATTCGCAGCAGTTCGTGCTACATGGTTGGCAACTTCATTACCTACCCTCTTACGCCACTCCATCAGTCCCTTCTTATTACGGACTGATAGAACTGTTGTGATTGATGGATACTTATTACCCTCTGGTGTCTCATATAGACGAACACCGTCCTTATTAGTTGCTGTTATGGGTTGCAACTCCACCCCTACATGATTAAACATTATTTAATTTTCTATTCCTCTTCCCAAGTATTATTAGAGCTATTAAAAACCTTAACTGTACCATCTTCTCCTGTAATTCTGCCAGTTATGTTGTTTGAGGACATATGTGTATTATATTGATCCCGCCGTTTGATCCAGTTAGGGGCGGGGTTATCTTCACTAGGAAGATTGTTTATATAATCTGCTTTGGATGCCCAAACATAACTACTTGTTTGCACTAGATTATCGCTATCAAAACTAGTGGAGATGGTAACATTTTCGAGAATGCGACCCTCACCACTTAACCCCAAATCTTCCCTCGGCCATTGAGTTGAAGTGTTAGGTCTTGTTATAACTCTTGTGACTGTGTAAGTTGTCATATTTAATCTCCATTTATCATATATTTATAACCTATGATAACGCACGAATCCTTGTCGCAGAAATCTTTTCTATTTCTTCACCAAGATGTTCTTGCTCAATATCATACCCAACATCTCTACCATATGTGATATTCACTATATTCGGAACGTGCATAATAATATAATCCTTATCATACTCATATCCGTGATTTTTAAGATCAGCAATAACGTCTGGTTGATCAAACCATCCCTCACCAGTGAGTCGAACCATTATTGCAACTTGGCCAGTCTTTGCGTGAGCTCTCTTGAAAAGTTCTCTGTGTCCTTTATGCCATGGTTGAAACCGTCCAAGCATTTGAACAGTTGGTTTGTATCTATCCATTTTTCTATCCTTATATCATAATCTTCGGGTTCTATGAAAATCTTATTGGTATCCTCATATTTACCGACACCTATTGTTGCCATCCATATTATGAAATCTGCGTCAAACTCTCGGCGTGTTTCTTCTGTAGGACAAATGAAGTCTGCAATTGCAACTCCACCAGCCATGACCACCCCATCTGAAAGGTGTTTCATTCTCTGTGATTGTCGAATACGTCCCTTATCAGAGAAGTCCCAATCATCGTATTTCTCTCTTACTTGATCTGCATTTATCCATATACCAAATAAACTTTTGGCCAGAGGTTCAGCAAATGTACTCTTACCTGATCCCGGCAGACCCATCACTAAAATCTTCATTATTCTCCAAACTCATAATTATACATTTCGATGTCTTTCTCATACCACTGATGAACTTTCATTATATCTGCATCATCATAGTATTCCCAATAAGGTTTATGGTCTGTCTTGTTATAATGCTTATAATTTTGGGCCCAATCGACACATATTTTTGGAAACAAATATTTAACTTCTTCATCATAATTCTCAAACCGTGCTATGTAATCTACATCAGTTAGATAATCACATTGAGGTGTGTTATGATCATGAATTAGTCCGTCTTTTCTTAAATTCATATTTAACCATTCTTTAAAAGAAATATCTTCTGGGGGTTTAAATTTTCCCCCATTGTAAAAATAATTTGATAATTCTCTATCCCAAGGATTTCTTACAAAACCAAATTTGAAATACTCATCCCATTCCAAACCTAATTTTGGAAATACACCTTCTTTTATCCAAGAAGATTCAACATGAAAAGTTGCTTGTCCATCTCGAATTCTTTGTATAACTTTAGCACCAGAATCATGATGCAACATTTGTTTAAATATAGTCGTTCCACCAGTTTTCTGCACTTTAATAAAGAGATATTTTTTAGTCGATAATATCGTCATGCCAAAGCACGAATCCTGTCAACTAGTCTATTTGCTCGATTGGTGACCTGACGATACCACGCCGAGTCAACCATCTCATCTGCGGCGGCATTCCAATCACGGGAATCCACACCACGTTTCATACCCTTGAATCTACTCAGGCGAGGTCGGCCCATATTGAACATCATGTTAGCAATCACTTGCTGAGCTTCTTCTGGCAGATCGTCAAAGTCTTCGTAAAGGATGTGGCAGTCTCGCAAGACGTTTTCGCAATCCTGTTCGAAGGCCTCAATGACTCTGGACTCACTGACGGGAGCGCCGATGGGATCACCGTATTCGGGGTCAGACTCAAGGACCAAATGGCCGACGCCAAAAGTAGCATAACCAAGATGGTCATTATATACCTCATATTTAACTCCCTCGTCGATTTCGAGTTGTTCTCTAAATTGTTCTAAATTCATTATTCCATTCCTATCCCAAGCTTAATCTTATTAATGAGATAACTACGAACGAAGCCACTACGGACAATATCACCGATAGTAAACTCAGTACAGTTAAACTCTTCCATCTCCTCAAGAATTCTGAGGAAGTCATGTAATCCATTTTTTTCATTTGTCCTCTGTAAATCAGTCTGATCAAAGTCACCACAGAACATAATCTTTGAGTCTTGACCAACACGGGTGACAATAGTATCAAGTTCGTGGAAATTCATATTCTGGCATTCATCTACTATAATGATTGCGTTATCAAATGTCAACCCTCTTAGGAAAGAAGTTGATAGGAAGTAGAGTGTACCCTGTCCCTTGAGACGATCATACAGATTGCTGAACGCCTGTTCATTTGGTTGTTCAAACATGAACTGTACCATGTTCTGATATGGCACCTGATACAGTGCGGCCTTATCTTCTTCATCACCCGGCAGGAAACCAATCTCCCTCGTAGGGATAAGTGATCGAACCAATATGACCTTCTCATATTTGGTCTTCAAGTCCATCACTGCTTGCAGTGCAAGAAACAATGCACTAAAAGTCTTACCTGTACCCGCAGCACCAAATAGGAACTGGTTCTTACCATCCTTAAATGATTTAAAAACCACTTTCTGATTATCAGTGATGGGTTTGACTGATACTAGATTATTGTGATTGATCTCTTTGTTCTTCTTAACACTGACCATTATATATCCTTATTATGAAAGTAGTGAGAGGGGGGTTCGGACCCCCCTCTGATGCATAGGCGGAGTGACTTCCCAGCTTCCGTTGCCGCTGTGCAGCAGTGCTGAAGTTTGATTTCTCGCCCGCATCAATACTATTTATACTAAACAACACCGTGCTTTTTAAGAACTGCACGAGTTTTTTGTTGTTTGGTAGTCTCACCCCCATAGCGGTCAGCAAGGGCAGAACCGGGATGTGCCTCAGCAATCCGCTGAAGGTTCTCTGTCATACCACCATCTTGTTTTGGTCCCATACCCATGATATGATCACCGACAAAAGCAAACCCACCGGGGATTTGACTGATATGTGGATTATCCTTTAGATACTCTTCACGTTCAGAATTAGGCATCATATCATCCCATTCCTTACCTGTCTTTTTATCATAAAATGTATATGTTGGCATTATACGTCTAACTCCAGTTGTTTAGGGTCACCACCAAGCAAGGAAACCTTACGTTCTAATTCTTCTACTCTACTGAGTAATTCTCTCTCCATGCTGGTTAGACCAACCTTACCATACATATAATTTCTCTCCTCACGCATTCGTCGCCCCATGTAATCCCAATGACTCTCTCTCTGCATTAAACCACTCCGGTACTGCTCTACTCTTCCAAGTGGCAAAGCCTGATTTCTCAACTATATAGTACTTCTGATAAGCAAGCACCGTGTCATCACCTTTGCACTCTTCGGGCATACACTGGGGTGGATCACTAAAGAATGTTTCAAAATCCATATTCTTGGGAGACTTAAACAATGGTGCAAGCAACCGTTCTGTAGCATGGTTTTTGCCATACCGATAAGTGTACTCTACCATAAGAGCAACCATGTGGTCGTACAACCATGTGTAATTTTCCAAACTGGAACGAACCCAGATAGTGCTTGGATGATTCTTATGAGCCAGTTTATACAGACCCTTACGATCAGCATACTCATCCCCGTCAAGGACACGATGGGCAGTGGAGAGCATCTGTGCGCTCTCCAGTATCATCTTGACCACATGCTTATCACACATCATCTGTGCAGCAACAACGGGGTCACGGTCTAGGTAGAATATGTTCATTTCTTGTACATATCTCCATAATTATCGTATGCATATTCTGCAATTTCAGCAAACCCTTTAGGGTCATCGATCTTACCATTATTAGGACCACATCCACAGTTCTCAATATAATGTTGAGTGCAACCAAATGTAATCCATCTATACCAGTGTTTTGCAAGCCATACTCTGGTACGAATACCATCACCATACCACCGATTAATTTTATTCTCAAGTCGTTTGTTCATTGCATTTCCTCAATCGTATCCATAACAGCGCTCATTCTTCTTTCCTTTTCGAATTCAACAATAACATCTTACCTTGTTTTTCATCTAATGTCAAGACCCTTTCAGTCTCAATCATGTCAATAATTATAGTTGTGATACCAACTTCCTTATCCAACTCAGCAATCTTTCTTTGTAGTTTTATCAGCGTTTCCTGATAATACTCAATCTCCTGTTGTTTCTTGAGTCTAGACTCAATCAGGTCTGTCAGTGATATTACCTCTGCCATGATAATCTTTCTATCATTGCGCTTTTAGCATTACATTGAAATACGACGATTGGCCGCAATTCCTGACAATACTTTGAAATTGGTTGTCCTTGGTGTATCTGGTCACAACTGAAAATCACTAACCGATCACCAACATATGAAACCAGAGTGTCACCAATCAATGTTCCACCACCCCAATCAGATTGCCAATCCAGTTTTGGATAATATATCATGGTGAAGTCACAAGCGTCATAATGAGCTTGTTGTTCCAACCCATGAGTGTGGCCAAGAATATAAGAGGAGTTAACGGAATCTAAACCCTCTAATTGGATTGATCCTACCAAATCTTTGAACAGGTCATCAATGAAAGGTTTTCCGTCAGAATACCAGTGCTTGTTGAGTAGTGGTGGAGTTATTGGTTGATACTCGTATGACCATTTTAAATGGGATATCTCTTGATCATATTTGTTAGTACCCAGAACATTATCAAATATTTCAATCATGGATTTCTCCTACCCTTGGGAACGTCCCACACAAATGTCAGCCTATCAACATCACCATTGTTATATGACATATGTGGACGTTTGTTGTCAAACCAGAAAAATGTGCCGGGATCAATCTGATGTGACTCATCTTCAACCGTGTACAGATATGTACCCTGCAACGATAGATGATACCTGTCCCGTGTCAGATAGTAGTCACCTTCATCAACATGCAGACCTAGTGTATCGCCTGGCCTCAATCTAAAGAACGCTGCTCTTGAATGTCGGTGCAGTTTATAAGACTTCAACCATTTCCTGATACCGGGATAACGATAGTACATAGGAGTGTTCTGTTGAAGTTCAGTCTTTTTAGGGTCGTCGTCAGGGTGTTTAACCGCAGCCATAGTGAGGGGTAGAAATCCATACGGTTTCGTATCTCCAGAAGCACCTTGTAGTGATCCTGCTACAGCCCAATCCTCATCCTTTATATCAGCGAGGATATCACTTACGTCAATGTTTCTTTCGATAAACCTAAAGTGACTCATTTTTCCCAACGATAAAAAATATGATCCTGTATCTCTACAGTCTTCGTTTTAGTCTTTGCCCAAGCAGGCGATACATAGTCTGCATGGTAATGCGTTGCACCACCAGTGATATCTAAGAAGGAAATCTCATTACTTAGAATTGCTCCTGCAAGACCATACATCCTATTATATATCTTTTTATTACGAGGCGTATCACTCTTGCCGTCACAGAACCAGCTGAACTGACACCTATTTTTTATAGGGTATCTCACTTGGGGGTTCTGCCATGATGCTCGTGTAGGCCCCTGTTCTACCACCTCACAGATGGTGTTAGGGTATCTCTTATCATTAACACGGTTCAATACGACAGCGGTAACTGCAAGCTCTCCTGCAATACCCTGACCTCTTGCCTCATGATACATGTTAAGTGCAAGACACTCGGCAGACCTATCAGGTTCAATTGTCGGGGTGCTTGGTTGAGGGACTGCAATCATCAATCCAATGATTGCTGCTTCAAGGCCGTTCACATTTCACCCATTTGTTCAGTGAGATACTGTTTGGCGTACTTAGATGCTTCGTTGCTCTTGAAGTACATTCCAACATCCTCAACAATCTCATCAACACTGAAGTCATTCGGAACAGGTGCATCAAAGAAATATCCATTACAGAAATCTTCGATGTCCATCATCCAGTTATTCATCTTACTCATATCACATATTCCTCTTTAAATTTTTCCAATAGTCCACCCTGCATTGCGTATGCCTCAATCTCCCAAGGCTCATCATCATATGCAGTAGTATCATCATAGACCTTACCCATGTACATCTTACGAAATCCATCAAGGTCTTTCATCTTGCGAGTGGCACCCTGCCACACATGCACCATTTCATGACACACAGTCTCAACCAACTCCTCATCGTCAAGTGCTTTATCAACGTCAATGTAGAAGTCACGATTACCGTCACCTTCATAACACCAACCAGCAACACCTTCATTCTTGAGATTCTTGATGTTGAGTTCAATCTCAAGGGTTCGCATACGAGGCATCAACTCACTGATGCAGAAGGTAACGGCACTCTCAGCGAGAGCACGTTTCTTCTTCGTAGCACCTATGACATTGACGTAGTTCATATCTCAATCTCTCTTGATTATATCTTACTATAACACACGAAATAGAATCTGTCAACCCCTAAAATGCGACGAGGGCAAACCACCCTGCCGCAAATAGGGTTAACATGAACATAGTTTCAATAGCGATTGTTGCAATCTTCTTCATAATCAATCTCCTAGAGATAAAGAGGGCCAGTCCAGTTGATGGTGTAACCACCGTCGAGGATATTTCCCCGTGCTTTGTTCCGAGCAGGAGCAGCCCAACCAGCGGCTTTCAGAATGTCGCCCTTCTTGAACTTCTTGTCGTTGTCGGTATTGACAACAAAACCCCAAACGCTACCACCTTCGGTAAATACCTTGATGTACTTATTACCAATCTTGTAGGTAATTTTCTCGTTGAACTCAGCGATCATCGTGTTATTGATGTCACTGAGTCCACCTCGACCACCACTGTTTGCACAGATTGTGGTCCAGTTAAGGTAATCTTCTTTGATGTTCTCAATCAGGGTGTTCATTTCGTTGTTCATGTCTCTTCCTTTGTTTTCTCAGTTTATACCTAAGTATAGACCAAAAATCAGGCTTTGTCAACAAAAATCGTACATGCTAAGTCATTGATTCTAAACGATTCTCAAAAAAAGTTAGCCTGCGGCAAGTCCTTTTGCCTGTGGATACTGAGTTTGTTCGATTCGGACATAATCATCATCCCAATCAAACGCTTCCTTGACCACATTATCAGACAATCCCTTGTACTTACGATGCAGGGTCTTATCCTTTGCAGCAATCAATAGTTCTGCCTCATCCTTGTGAAGACCCTCAAGCATCTGGACAAACATCATTTCACGTTTGTTCTGATTTAGAGCAGGATTACCACCCTTAATGAAGTGATACAGTCGGCGTACCTCTTGCTGCAATGAAGTATGCTCTGTTCCTTCTGGTGCATCATTTGGTGTGTATGGTACATCACCTTCGGGTAGTTCCCATACGATTTTTGGGTCAAAAGACGACTTGCAGATCATGCGAAGTGCATCAGTCTGGTACTGCCTCAAAAATTGAACTTTCTCTTTCTTTGTCTTTATCTTGGAAACCTGTGTCAAGATTTCAGCAAAGCTGCGTGTATATGTGTCTATCGCCATTAGAATTCTCCTATCGATTCAACGAGGTTTCTCAACCTCTTCTGTGTAAAATAATTTAGTAGTTTGCTACGGTCACCATCTGGTGCATCTTGATACTCTTTCAGTATATCAAAAAATAACTCAGGTGGTGATTCTTTGAGGTCAATCAGTCTCTTGTTTCTTTGAAAGTTTCGTTTGACCTCATCGTTAGGAAACTCTCCCTCAACCATAGCCTGAATTTTCTTCCTGCTCAGAGGTTTCTGTCGCAGCCCATCCACGAAAGTATTGTCTGGTGATAACACGTTTGGAATGCCGTCACTGCTGTCACCCTTTAGAACATGCTCACTCAGATAGATATCTGGGTCAACACCATTAACAAACTTCTTGGTGATGGGGCTGTATTGTGTCACGTTACGGAACTTCTGCAACTGAATGAAATCCTTGTCGCCTGACAGGATCAACGTCTTACCGTTGTCGAACTCCAACTCACCACATAGGGCAGCAATGATATCATCAGCCTCTGCACCATACACCTCAAGATGTTTGTAGGGAAAGAACTCTTTCAGTTCTGCCTTGACTGCGTTCAGCACTTCGAAGATGGCATCCCAATCATTTGTGGATTTTTCTCTACCCTTCTTACGACTGTGCTTGTACTCAGGGTAATAGTCCCGACGCCAGTAGTGCTTGGAGTCATAACATAGAACCAATTCGCCATACTCATCGCAAAACCTCATGCGATACATGCGTAGAGAATTGAGGATCATATGACGGACCATATCCTCATCGGGTTTGGTCTGCTTTGTCATGTGCAGATGCATCATTACGGATGCAACTGAAATCTGGTTCATATCAACTAAAATAGCCATAATTATTCTTTCGTTCTATTTATTATTTATAACGGTTGCATTGAAGGCCATCATGCGTCGTTCACCTTCTACAGAGAAGGGATACACAAGATGTTTCAACCAAGATGGAAATACTAGAAACTTACCAACCTCTGGTTTGAATTTCAAATTGTCACACCTAAAAGATTGTGTTTCACCATATGCAAATTCAATCAAACCCTTTGCAGGATAGTGATCTTGCAAATCTTCTGCCCATTCATCGTTCATACCTTCTGGCACCTTGAGATAGATACCACCAGAGAAATCTCCGTTATGGTGATGAAAAGGATTGAATTCACCAGCATACTGACTAACTACCCAACTGTGATCTAGATGAATATTAGCTAATGTAGGTTTTTTATTCCAGTTTGCAGAGTCCATTCGAGTCCAAGGATTATTTCTCCCCTTCTGAATCATGTGAAGCAGATAGTCTAGACATCCCTGTTTTACAGTTTTGAGAAGATATTGTTTGTCTTCTTCACTAGTAAGAGGAATTAGAACTTCTTTACTCACCTTACCAACAAGGTGGTTTGACCAATCCCACTTCTTACTTTTTTCTTCACTGGAAAGAACATCATCAGATACATCATTAACGATTTTTATAAATCGCTTTGTCACTTCAGTCTCTAGAATTGCTGGACTAAATGGTTCATGAAATTTCTGGGTCATCATCATCTTCCTCTACTAAATTTGCTAGTTCAGTAATTGTTTCAAAGTCAACTTCTGTCTCAAAGACATTATCTTCATTAATATTGATATCAACATATTCTTCCATGAACTTTTGTGTTATATGTTCCATTTCCATATCTCTATATATTGAACCGTTCACCATCGAAATAACCATTGCCATGTCACGAATAAAAGATTTCGCACCAACATCAATACCATTCTCACTCATGGTGTGAATCATCTGGACCATCAAACTCTGAGTAAGTTCCTCAGCGAATTGCCTGTCCTGTTGCATAGCAATAACATCCTCATCAGGAAGCTTTACTTTTCTTCCGCTTTTTGCGAGCCACGGTCCCTTTATCACGTTCTCCGGCGGTGTCGTCTCTTGGTCGCTCATTTCCATATTCCTCTTCAAGCATTTCTTGTGTCCACACCAATCCCAAATCAGGATAGAATGTTCCTACGTCTCGTTTTGGTTGACCCTTGCGTGGTCCATACCAGTAGTAAGCCATTGCAACACATTTGTTGCGAATCTTACCTTGTTGCTGTTCTCCGTAGAACATATCCACCCAAACACCATCACGAAGGTATTTTTGCATATTGCGAATGTACCCCTCATGATCTGCAAGTTTTGCGTCTGCGCCCTTTACCTTTTGTCTTACAGCAGCACGTTCAGACTTTGCATAATCTTGCTGAACCTTGATCCACTTCTTAACTCTAGCAGGACTTAGCTGATGTTCATCAGGAAGACCACGCAAACTCTCATGTATGTTGGTCTTACCATAATCAGGGTTCTTAGCAAGTTTTGCTTCTCTTGCTTTTACAAGACGTTCTGATGCAGCTGCTTTCTGTTCATCAGACATGGGTTTGCGGGGTTTGCGTTTCTTAGGTGCTTTCCACTCACTATTATCTGTAGTAGCAGTGATCTTCTTCTTGCGTGCCATTGGATTAATATCCCTGTTCTTCCATTCGCTTTTCAAGATTACGTTTCTGCCGTCGTTTAGAGGCAGCACGTTCGTGTCGCTTCTTCTCACCCTTCGATGTGTAAAACTCTCGTTCTCGCAGTTCATTAAAGAACCCATCTTCGGTGAGCTTCTTCTTTAGAATCCTCATCGCCTTTTCAACATTATTATTACGCACTTCAACTTTCACACCAATTCTCCTTCTTTTGAATAGTATACACTCTTTAGGTCAAATAAGTCAATGCACTTTTTGCATCCACTACATGGTTTTGACATACCAGTAATCCATTTTCTGTTCGCCTTATCTCTCTTTGCCCTTACAATATATAGTTCGCACTTAGACAAGTCTTCTACATCAATTGACTTGAGTGCATTCTTGATTGCATGGACCTCTGCATGAAAAAACACTGCATGATTGTTCTTGCAAAATTGAGCCTGAAAGGGGTGTGTCTTTTTATGATTGTATCCATAGGAAACCACCTTGCCCTTGCGTACCACTGCCGCAGCAATCCTTGCACCACGAACAGGTTCTACTGACTGTGCAAGCTTGAAAGTATCATCGAAGATTTCAGTGATCATCCTCGCCTCATCTTTGCAACTTCTTCAGCAGACTTCTTGTTTCGTACCGGCACAGCATTGGACTTGTGCATCTGTGCGATACCTATAATCTCAGTGCCAGTATAAACATTCTCTTCTTTCTTTGACATAGAAGAATTGTAAGTAGGTTTGCAGGACTCTAATTTGGCGCACTCGACAGGACTCGAACCTGTGACCCACGGCTTAGAAGGCCGTTGCTCTGTTCCAGCTGAGCTACGAGTGCCTATACCCATCTTCTTGAGAAACTTTGCGTGTTGACGCTCTGCCTCTAGGACAGAGGCCGACTTCTTTTTCTGTTTGCGCTTGCGAGTATTCGTAGTCGAATAATACACAGGCAATAAATGCATACCGCTCATTATATAACTATAAACTAATTTTTAGGATTTGTCAAGGTCTTTTATCACATCTTCAATAAGAACAAGCTCCTTGTCGCCATCCTTATCCATTTTGGTCTTAATATAACCCTCTGATTCGAGAGTTTCAAGCATCGATTCTACAACATCCTCAATCTTTGGATTCCTAAAATAATTTCCTGCAAAATATGCAGCACCGATAACACCCATTGCAAGGGCTGTGTGAAGGTATACATCCATAATCATATTTATATCTTTCCTTAGAACCAATCTACAAGCATACTATACACTAAAAATTGACCCCTGTCAAGACATTTCTTTGATTTTTTTTATTTAGTTGTGGCTATGAACACACCGTTCCAATCTTTGTCTAGTGGCTGGGTCTTCATGAACTCACACCTTTCTATCCACATAGTATAGTAGTTTCTCATTTTACCATCAAATTCATTCATCAGATCATTGCATAGACGAATGGCATGGTCAAATTGTTGATTGCTATAATACTCGTGCATTCTTTCATGCTGGTTTTCTGCCATACCCCAATTGGTATTCTTCATCATCCAATCCATTTCACTCAGGACGGTGTAGATACGAATACCGATGGTCTTACCCTTCACTGCCAGTTCATCAACCTTGAGATAGAAGAAGTCATTCTTAGTCAAGTCATATGTGGATTCGCCTACTAACAGCAGACAACCATATTCCTTACACTTGCTCTCAATCCTAGCAGCAGTCGATACTGCATCTCCTAGAACATCGTAGCTGTGTCGCATAGTAGAACCCATCTCTCCAAGATAACCAAGGCCGGTGTTGATACCCGCACCCATTCCTATAGGTGGTTTACCTTCTGCAACGATCTTGTCGTTAAACTTTACTACTGCATCTAACATCTGTAGTCCAGTTTTGACTGCGCTCCTTGGATGGTCTGGGTCATCTATAGGTGCATTATGAATATGCATACTCGCATCACCGATATATTTGATCACCATGCCATTTGAATCTAAAATAGGTTGTGTGATTGCATCCATATACCCATTCATGATTTCAGTAAGACCCTTGACATCATCACCAAAACTCTCACCCAACGGTGTGAACCCACGAAGGTCAGAGAAGCAAATGCTGATCTCCTTCTTCATACCATCTTTAATAAGAGAAGGGTTCTCCTGTAGCATACGCACAACTGTAGGTGATGCATACCCTGCGAACTGTTTCTTGATCTCCATCTTCTCCTTATATTCTTCCATGAACCGTAAGAACGCAGCAATGGCCCAGACCACAAACATAGTAAGGACGGGATATGACCAATCCACTAGATAACTGTACTCTGTAAAGAGGTAGGACGACCCGTAGAACGATCCAACAAGAAAAATGGGTAGTAATACTGCCCCAAAATACCATGCGAGTGTGAGAACCACTGATGCTAAGATCAATGCACCCACTCCACTGACTGCAAGTTCAGCAAGGTCAGTCCAAAATGGTCTGGTTATATTGCGTCCTGTCATCATGGTAGCAAGTGATGCACCTATAAGATTATGCGACTGTATGACCCCCACAGGGGTTGCTACGGGACTTTCTAGACCAGAAGCAGTCATACTCAGTATAACGATCTTACCTGTGAGGTCTGGTAATTTCTCATGTAATGCATACACTGGTGTCTTCCATTTGAAGTCCAACCAGATATTACCATTAGCATCTGTGTCAATCATTTTGTATTTGGGTATGCGTAGTTTCTCCACACCAGCAATACCTGTCTTCATCTGAAACGATATATCCCCCGCAGCCATGCGTAGGATTTCCATACTGATAGATGGATACAACTTCCCGCCCACTGCAACAACCAAAGGCATACGACGAACCACACCATCTTTCTCTGGTGCGATTACCATCATACCAACCGCATTGGCACTCTTTGCCAGTTCTGGAATAGGACCAACCACGCCGGGGTAACTGTATACCCACGGTTGCCAGTCTTCTCCAACAGTTGCAACACCACGAACCACACCAGTGTTACTCTTGTCGTTGCTGGGTATCTGTCCTATAACCGTAGGAGTCTTTTTGAGTATTCTGGCAAGTGCATCATCTTTACCAAATCTGTCTGGGTCTGCAAATAGAATAGGGACAACCACGATAGAGGCACCAGCCTGATAGAGTTCTATAATTTTGTTTGCAACCCTGTTTCGATCCCACGGCCACTGACCTAGTTTTCTGATTGTTTGATTATTGATCTCTACCGTAGCAAGGTTAGAGAGAGTCAGAGACTCCTGATTACGTTGGTGTTGGTCTAGTGCTTTGAGTCGCACCATGTCCAAAAACCACGGGTCTGCAAAACGCAATCCACATAATACTAAAATCACTGATAATGATATAATCCACTTTTTCATAGCGCCGCCACACAATTTCTAAAATATATCATCTCATCGTCTAAATCTTCTTCAAATATGTATATAAAAAAATTATCCATAATATCTATCCATTCAGATGTTTGTATATTATTTAGGTATGTCCACGGCCCGTGGACATGTTGTGATAAGTCAATTGACAATTCCCCACTGCCTTTAACTTTTTTTGCAATACCTTCAACCTCTTTTAAAACTCTTTCTTTAGGACAATGTTCAAGTGAAGCATATGAAATCCATTTATCTGCTAAAGGAATATCTATGTCATCACTCCAATAATTATAATATGTTTTGTCTACAACTTTAATATATTCTGGTGTGAAATGAAAATCTCGGCTCTTACAGTCTATTGCAATTGTTCTATAACCTTCTTTTTTCGCTTTTGTAATACTATATGGGATAGTTTCTAACCCTCTCATATTACATGGGGCGCCAAACTCAATAAATGTTTTCATTTCAATTCCCTTGTGTAACGCTTACACTGCATCCCCCCACTGTCGCACAACTTTGCGATAGACTATACGATTGTGCTGTGCCGCCCTGTTGTTTTAGGTCTAGAGTTGTTGAGTAAGACCCCGAAACTGTTACTGTAGCACTGTGTGCAGCATTACCAGTTTGTACCATATCAATATTATTAGTATCGTTATTCACAGTCAAGTTCATTGTTTTACTCACGTTACTATCTTGTCGCATGTAAATATCGTTGCTATCTCCGTATATATAGGTCACCATGCTATGTTCATGTCCAGAGTTATTTGACCTTTGACTTCCTAAAAATGTATTGCTTGACCCGTGAATATCAAGTATTATAGAATGACCACCATGTTCTACTGTATCAGACGAAGCAACACCGCCAGCTGTCACGGTATATCCCTGATAAAACTCAACATCATTACTATCGCCCTTTATGTGAAATTCAAACCTGTCTCCACCACAGGTTGATTGATTGCACAATTGTTTTACCAATAGAGAATTACTGTCGCCGTCGAGGTCACCACCCCATGATGCACCAGAGCCCCAAGCAGAAGTATATCCAACGTAACCGTCTTTACCCTCTTGTGTTATGTTGATGGTATTGTTTCCACCGCCATGACTCATATTAATTTCATTATCATTTCCATCTACATCCACAGTGATACTATTCGAATTACCAGTGGTAACTTGATTGATTATAACTGAATTGCCTGCAAAAGCAATGTTAGTCAGACTGAGTAATAGTAATGATATTAGAAGCGTCTTCATCTCTTGTTGTTATCTCCGGCACGGGTGTACCCTGTGTAATGTTGATTGTATATCCATAGTCGTTTATCAAGTCTAGTTCTATTGTATTGTTTCCTACCCTTCGTATGATTCGTGTGCTGTTTCCGTCTACCAGTGTATTAACTTGTGTTGACTTATTAAATCCACTTGTCCTACCATCTATCAACTCTGACTGAGCCAAAGCAAGAGCAATCTGGTCAAGAATGTTACCTAGTAACTCCACATCCAAATCGTTAATGTCCAACTCGTTAAACTCAAACAAGTCTTCCTCTAGCTCATTCTTATCTAAAGCGGCAAACTCAAGAAAATCAATATCAAGTAAATTCTTGTTTGCCTTTGAGTCACTAAGCAATTTGATAAGTTTCTTCTTTGGTGGTTTGATAATCAATAAGTTGTTAATCTGGTCTAGTGTCAAATCTAGTATCACTGGTTTGGATGGTTTTGCTTCTCCTGTACCAACCACAGTTGACTGAAATGCTTGATTCATTATAACCTGTCCTACATCAGTCTCCACCGATATCTTACCCACTGTCCCGTCTTTATTAGGTAACAGAATAATTAAAGACTTACCAACCTCATCCACCGTCATACTGAACGCCGTTCCCAACACACCAATTCTTGCTGTTGGTGTCCGAATGTCCACGTTCTGATTATTCAACTTCGCAATATTACCACTCGCATAACGCACCGTGCCAAGTGCAATATTCATAACCAACTTCGACCCCTTTCTAGAGTTAGGGTCATAGATAAACTCATCGATAACCAAGGCACTGTGGGCACTCACTGCTACGTTGGTGTCATCAACAAACTTGATACCAACATCGCCTTTACCAGTTTTCACCGTGTCCTTGAACTCGATATCAGAACCCTTTTGCAAAACAGAGTTTTCACCTGACCGTTCTACAGAAGCATTCCCTTTGTGTTTCACCACATTTCCAATAGCACCATAAGCACTGGTACTAAAGAGAATGATACTAATCGTCCATAGTAATCGTAACACTGTGATTTGACCCCACTGTTGTCACATCTACAGCTCCATCATAGGCACCACCCTGTGTAATTGAAAATGTGCTAGATGAACCAGTGTGATGAAGAGTTGTGTCTTGATCAGCAGCACCAGTGTGTGTTGATGTAATCGTATTACTCCCGCCGATAGCTGTGATGTTCGTCACCTTCTTGTCACCAACACCCATTGTAGCAGTGCTGTTTTCATTTACTGTAATAGTATTGCTATCGCCTGTCGCAGTGATATCAATATCAGCATCATCGGTTGCAGCATTATTACCCACGTTCACTGTTGTTGTATTTGAACTGCCAGTGATTGTTTGGATAATACTATTGTCATCAGATGCAGAGTTAGCACCAACAGATACGTTAGACGTATTACTATTACCTGTCTGATTTATTGTCAATGTCTGTGTTGCACCGACAACAGATGCAGCAATGGTGTTAGTGTTACCAACCTGATCAATGTCTAACGTCTGGCTGTCACCTGTTAGAGTAACATCAGTTGTATCATCACCGAACTTATTGGTCTGTCCATCTTGATTGATGTTTGCAGTCAGGCTCGCACCAGACTGTGTTATGTATACGTCGCTCGCATAACTCACACTACACATAACAAAGTAAGCGAGTATTGTAAGTATGCTCGTTCTCATTTGATTTTCTCCTCTTTAAATTTCCATAATTCTTTTTGCTCACCTTCCTTGATTATTTCAATAACTGCTTGTTCAATTGCTTTTCTCACAGCGTAGGTAGTGGACTCATTGTCCGTTATCCCTGCTTCAGTCTCCAGCAATTTAGTTCCCATATCTAAAAATTTAAACACTGTGGCAGATAACTTTGTACTCAGAATAGTTTTCTGAGAACTGACTGCCAAAAGTACTTCACCTGTCTGTACAGATATTAATCGTAAAGCCACTGTTACCATGTCCTTACGATATTCATCAGATACACCAATACCCAGATATCTTACCCCCATACCACCTGTACTTGTATTGGTGTCATACCCAACTATGCCCCCTGTCAGCAATACTCCCGCAAACAATAGGGGTTTAATCTTTTCTGCCGTATCTCCGTCATAGTTCTTTCTTGTGTTTCGTATAATCTGTCTTTCTTTTAACAGATTTTCCAGTTCCATTCTTTCTATGACTTGAAACCACTCGCCCTTACCTGCTTTCTTTAGGGCTTGGATTAACCATATATCTCCACCTTGTGTCACTGCACTACTTAGTAATGCAAGTGATGAGCTGGATTTTCTTTGTCCTGTTACGTCATTGAACTTATACACCGCAACCGGCACCTTACGTTCAGGTGGTGTTATGTTGTATAGTTCATCTACTAACGGCACAGTACTAGGTACAGGAGCATCCTGTGGTTGGATGCTCGCACAACTAGAAAGTAAAGTCGCCAACAGGAACAGTGATAACAGTCGTACTACCATTTGCATCCACAATCGTTAAATCTACGGTTTCGCTACTTTTGACATAACTAATTGTTGTACCCTCAAAAGTAACTGTACCGGAAGTTGAAGCCTCTTCTCCAAACATACTATCTACTAGTTGTTTTGAAAGTTGTGCATATATTCTTGATTCCACATTCTTCATAAATTTAGAAAGGTTTGTATTTGCAGCATCTCGTATTGCTTGACGTTCAGCAGCTTCTTTCTTTTCTCTAATTGCTTGCGACCTTGAAAACTCTTGGTTCTCAATGGTCAAAACATGTGCGCTGTATCCCTGACCACTAAATGCGGGTGACTTCCATGTGTGAGTAAGTTCCCCAGCATGTGAAGGTGAGAGGAATGCACATCCGAAAGCAAAGAGCGCACCGACAAATGCCCCTATCAAGAATGATTTGAGCATATCACTATCGTGCCAGATTGCCTGATTTTTAAAGAATACATCAGAAGCATGATGACCTGTTTTTAGACTGAAAAAGTTCCTACTCATCCTTCTTCTCCTTTTCTATGTCACGAAGTTCCAGAATCGTATTGATTTTCTGGTCCATTCTTATCATGTCATTATCAAGCATCCTTACTCTGTCAATGAGAGATATAGTTGTCATCGTAGCTTTGTCGAGTGCGGGTAAAATTTGTTGAGTCACATACTTCCATATAAAAAATATAAAATAACCCATACCAACAGCCATGACAACAGTTATACCTTCGTCTTGAACCGCTTTAATAATATCTTCCACACAACTAATCCTTTCTGGCATCCTCCTTGCCATCGGCCGCAGACATCCTTCTGACATCTGGCTTCACACCCAATACATGGCATACCAAAGAATCTAATCGTACAATTTCATTATTAAGAGTTTTGACACGGTTATCCAACGCCGAAATCAACATATTCAAATTTGACGCCGCATCCACAACAGAAGCGAGAATATATTTTAGGAGAATAACAATAAAAACACCACCACCTAGTACAGCAGTGATGGTAAAACCTAACTCAGCAATAACACCAAAGATTTCCATACGGTATTCTCCTATGGATATTTAGGTTATTCGATTCGTTTAGGACGATTTTTCGTGTAATTTAACGAAATATTCAGCATCAACCACTACAAGAGGTTTTTGGTTGTTGCGTTTAATGAACACTACGGGTTCATAATCACCAGAGTTTGACTCTGCTTGTTCGTATGATTTCCACACATTAAGGGATTCTTGGTTCTTACACTCAATAGAATACGGAAACTTCTCTCTCGCAGCACGGGCCATGATAAGGTCTTCACCCCCTGCACCCATACTGCGAGACTCTACATCCTCTGGATGTACGTCAAGTTGTTCAATCAGCTGATCACGAACCCACTGTTGGAATCTACGACCTTTTGCCTTTGCTGAACTCGTTTTCACCATTGTCTCCAAGCGTTTGCAATGATAGCAAAACACGTTACTATATGTAGGATAACCCAGACAGTCCTGATTATTGCAACCCTGTCTGCTTTTTTATCTTCATCAAATGATTTAGACCCAATTGCCTTACACCAATATTTCCACATGTTCATGGTGTAACCGTAATGTCTTTAACTCTATATGGTTGATTAAGAATCCAATCAATCACGCCCACACAATATGATACAGTCATTTTTGGTGCGTCAATATGAGCAACCCTATCAGTATCAAAACGACCAAACCTTACAATCGTCGTATCTATTCCTAGATAATATAATTGATCGTTAGCAAAGTCTAGTGCTGCTTTTTCAGTTGGATAAGTTCTAATCCTATTTCCACGTTGATCCGGTGAGTTTGACCCTATGTTGATTATACGTTTGTTGAGTTCAGCAGCCTTATATAATAGATCAACTTGTTGAAACCCATCGTGCTTACAATTAATGAACACATCACATTCTTCTAGAGTATCTACTGTGTCATAGAATATACTAAGTGCTTGACCAAGACCTCTCCTTGTTCCAGTAATATAAAAATTACTCATCACCGTACTCTTCTACTTCATCTTCAAGTTCTTCTGCGAGCTCACCCCCACAGAATACACAAAACTTTATAAAATAATAATGATCATCCATCCCATGTTTAATACGAAACTCAGCTTCACATTCTTCACATACTATAAGTTTCAATCTACTGCCTCATATGCGTCATCCCAGTTACCTGATAATCCTGCCACCTCATACTCCGTAACACGGTTCTCAAAAAAGTTAGTATGATCTGCACCATTCAGTACCCACTCTAACCAAGGTAAAGGATTTTCCTTCACCTTGAAATTGGTTTTCAAACCCAACTGCAACAAACGTCTGTCTGTTATATACCTTATATATGATTTTACTTCAGACGCATCTAGACCTTCAATCTCACCCATCTTATAAGCAAGGTCAACGAACTTGTCTTCCAACTTGACTGCAAGTCGAGCCATTGTATAAATGTCTCCCTTGAAATCATCGTCAACCACCTTGGGGTGTTCAACACAGAACTGACGAAACACCTTTGCGTTTCCTTCGACATGCATAGACTCATCACGGATTGACCACTCGACAACCTTGCCCATACCCTTCATCTTACCGAACCGTTGGAAGTTGAGAAGCATAACAAATGATGCAAACAGTGCAACACCCTCGTTGAACACAGACTTTGCAAGTGCAAGTCCTAGCCCCTTCATGGTAGTATTGTCGGACTCCTGCATGAACTCAATCTTATTGACCATCTCCTTGTATTCAAGAAATGCATGGTACTCACTGTCTGGTAATCCAAGTGTCTCATTCAGTAGAGCATATGCCCGTTGATGAATACCCTCACGAGCTGCAAAGGAACCAAGCATGTTACGGATTTCATTATTCTTGAACTTGGGAATGAACTGGTCATAGTAGTTCTGACCCACTGCAACATCTGACTGTGTGAACAGACGTAGAATATTGGTGACGTAATCTTTCTCAACCTGAGTGACCTTACCGGACTTCCAATCTGATACATCTTCTGACAAATCAAGTTCGTCCTCAATCCAGTGTGCCTTCTCATGTCGTGTGGTAATCTCTACTGCCCACGGGTAGTGAAAAGGTTTATAGGTTTCACTGAACTGCAATAGTCCACCACCACTACGTTTCTTTAATAGATCATCGCCTACCTTCATTAGTTCATCATACCCACCGATACGTTTGTCATCAATGAAGATTTGAGGAACAGAATTAACTCTACGAGTATTCATCTCACCTACCACTTCGGTAGCACCATTGATTGTCTGATAGAACGCAAGACGTTCCTCTTCATTATCAATCAACTCTTCTTCATACTCAAACGCATGTTCCTTCAACCAATTCTTTGCCATCGAACAAAATGGACAATCTGTTTTTGTTACTACTCTTATCCCTGACACGCAACACACTCCTCTTGACTCATAGCCTGAGTCTCATAATCTTTCAGTGCTTCACGCACTACCTTGGTTGATACGTTCTCTGCTTTGTTTGAAGTTTCTGTTCGTAAGTAATACAACCCCTTACATCCCAACTTCCAAGCATTATAGTGTACTTTATGTAGGTCTACCTTCGATGCTCCTGATGGAAAGAATATATTTAGAGACTGACCCTGACATAGATACTTTTGACGATCTGCGGCTTGAGTTACGATTGCGTTCTGGTTAATTTCAATAGCAGTCCTAAATATACTCTTTACCTCTGGTGACAGAAAACTTAGATGTTGAACAGAACCACCATTGGTGATGATTGAACTCCAAGTTGTCGCATCATTCTTATTTACCTTCATCAATTCCGCTTCAAGATACTTGTCCTTGACCAGATGTGAACCAGCACGGGTTCTATGCGTGTATGCATTTGCCTTACTAGGTTCAATAGATGGTGATGTACCACAGATAATAGAACTGTTAGCATTAGGTGCAATGGCCAATAGATGGGAATTGCGACGACCTGTGCGTTCCATGTCTGGACACTCACCACTTTCTGTTGCTAGTTTTAATGTCTCTGCAACTGCCTCTGATTTGATATGTTCAAAGATTTGAATGTTCTTAACCGCAGCAGTATCGGACTCAAAAGGAATATGATTCTTGTGTAGATAGGAATGCCAACCCATTGCACCCAAACCAAGGGATCGTTCTTGTGAAGCAGAGAAACGAGCACGACTAATCTCATCACCAGAATTGTCAATGAAGAACTGAAGTACGTTGTCTAGGAATCGAATAAGGTCACGAATCATTGGTGTGTCCTTCCATTCGTCATACTTCTCCAGATTGACAGATGATAAGCAACACACAGCAGTGCGGTCATCATTGGTAGGTAGATGAATCTCATTACACAGGTTAGACCCGTTAATCTTTAATCCTTTGTCTTTCATGGTCTGTGGTAATGCACGATTAGCAGTATCAATGAAGTTTAGATAGGGTTCACCTGTGCGATAACGAATCTCTAGGATTGTCTCCCATAACTTCCTTGCCTTCATACTGTCACGGGCATCTTGTTCGTTAGGGTCAACCAAGTCCCACATCTCATCTCGTTCTACAGCTCGCATGAATGCATCCGTGATATTCACCGCATGGTGCAGATTTAGGTTCTTACGATTGACATCTCCTGTAGGAATACGCATATTAAGGAACTCAATAATATCAGGGTGGGATACATCCATGTATGCAGCGTATGACCCCTTACGGGTCTTCCCCTGTCGATATGCGGTCATATCAGCGTCCACTGTATGAATGAATGGCATAGGTCCGGGTGCCTTATCTGACACTGCACGAACATCACTCCAATGTCCCCCGACTCCACCACCCTTGACTGACAACCACCGCAACTCAGCAGAATGGTCAATCAGTCCTTCCAGTGTATCGGGGACATATGTAAGAAAGCAAGAGATAGGAAGAGCTCTTACCTTCTCACCCGGCATAGGAGCATTGGATAACACAGGTGACGCAAACATGAACCACCCGTCACTTACATAATCGTAAATGCGTTGGGCAAGGTCCATGTCACCATATGAATACGCAACCGCTGCTCGTGCATATGCCTGTTGTGGTGATACCTCATCCTTTGTCTGGTAGTAATCTGTAAGTAACTTCTTAGCTTGTTCTGATAGAGATTGATCTTTTGTTCTGTCTATTTTGATTCCAACGTAGTCTTCTGTGGTTTCGAGGTATACAACTTCAGCGGTTGCGACTTCCATTTCTTGCTCCTATATCCTTCTCCAATCTGCGAACCTCAACTTTGCTGCGACACCGGAGAAGGTGTTATTTGTTATGATGTCTTGTATTTCTTTCTTAGAATATCCCGCAATTATCATATCGTTGATATCCTTATATTCTATATTATCAGGCCACAGGCATACGCTTTTCCCCTGATCAATCGTCTTCTCTATCTGTTTGTTGATCTCCTTATTTCTAGGTTCATTGTCATAGATGACTGTGAGGTCACCTTCCATATTACTAAAGTCTGCTCCGGCGACTGCAATGCAGTTATCTAGAAACAGACTATCTAACGGTCCTTCAACAACAAGAATAGGTTTACTCTTATCTACCTTATCCAGACCAAAAATCTTATCACGATCTTCATCAATTTTGATGGTGATATACTTAGGTTGTTCATTACCAAAGGCTCTACCCTGATACGCAAACACCTCACCATCTTCACCACGGAACGGAATAAGCAACCTTGGATGATCACCATCCAAAGAAGGAAACTTACCTTTGATTATCGAATTCGTGAATTTAAAAAATGACTCGCATAGATACAAATCGGAGAGCGATTCCACAGGGAGTTTTCGTCTTTCAACAATCTGTTTCGCTGGGTGGTCATCAGGTAGGTTCTTAATAGATTTAAGCCCCTCAAGGATACCCTTTTTGCGAAACACTGGTGCATTGAATTTGAACTCCGGCTGGGGACTACTGCGAGTTTCGACCCCCTTTTTGTATCGTTCCATTATATAGTCTTTGTAGGTTTTTGAGTCGATTGTCTTGATCAGATTACCTAAAGACGCACCAGTGCCACAATTATGACACTTGAAGAACAGGTCATTCTTCTTACGGAAGACAAATCCCCTTGCCTTAATTCGTGATTTCTGGGAATCCCCACAATAGGGACAACGGAAGTTCCATAGATTATCGCCCTTCTTCTTGAACTGCTGAAGATAGGGGCTGATAATGTTTAGGTATTTTGTATCAATATAAGACATTCATAGACAATAACAGGTCTATGGTAAAATGTCAAGTAAGATTCACCATTTTGTGTAAAATAAATCCTGCGACGATTGATGATCCGATAAGGACATGCCGCCATTTCTCTAGGACGCCCACCCTTGCAGCAAGTTCGTCCTTAATCTTCTGTATCTCTTTGTTCTGTTCAGTGTGCTGTTGAGCTGCAGCAGTCATAATCTCTTTTGTGTTTGTGGTGATACGAGAGTGCAATTCGTCTATCTTAGCAGTCAATTCTGTGCGACGGATTTCTAGTTTAGCAGCTGCTGCTACGGTGGCCTCTTCTTGTCGAGCAATCTTCTCTTCATGTACGGCAAGCATACGATGAATAGAGTTGGAGACATCAGTTAGTTTTTCAATCGCAACATCCAAACGGTCATGTATTTTTGCTTGGTCCTGCAACTCTTTTTTGAGAAGTTTAACCTCTGTCTCCAACTCTACCATAATATTTACTTCTCAGATTTCAACATGGTTAGAACACCCCATGCGATAGCTGCCATTGCAGCATATTTTGCAAATGGTCCAAGGAATAGTACAACTAGTCCAACACCGATAAGTGCGCCGCCATCCCAAGAAGTACGTTCCATAATTCTGTTTTTAATCCAATCAAACATATTATTTCTCCTTTTCTATCTTTTCTATTCTCATTTGCAAATCATCGATTTTTTCAGTAATCTTTGGATACCTTTTTCTCCAAGCATCCTCTGGTTGCTCAAGCCACTTCAAACCCCACTTTGCAACCAAATAATCTACTAATGCATCAAACTTAGAATAACCCCAAAGACCAATCCTTGTGGTACTTAGATATGCAAGAGCTGCTGCGCCTGCTAATGAACCAATAATACTTGTGTATAACCAGAGGCGATCACTGGCAAGTCTCTCAACCATTTCCCACATATCAACCCCAATCGGGTATTGAACATTTTGTACAACGACAAGATTTGCAGACTTCTGTCTGACCCATGATTCCACCATCGCTACTGTAACCACGATGATCAACCATTTTGTTTGTTCCACAATGCGACTCATGACCACAATTTTTACAATAGATCACGCCCCATTCTTCTGACATCATTAGTCTTCTTCCCTTGGAATGATTGACCAACGACCACAGAGAACAACTGCATAGTATGCGGCATACATCTTCCATTTAGGAATGGCGGGGTCAGCGTCTTTCATTGCCATCAGAAATACATTGTCTGATGCTTTCTTTGCAGCCTTGTAGTTACTGATAATTTCATATACATTGGGGTGTTCATCAAGAACACCTTCTTTTTCACGATACTGGCGAATACGTTTGTAGAGAAGGTCATGAATGATAGCAGCACGGGCAATGTCCCACGGAGAAATCAACCACCAGATTGCACGGGGTACACTAGCAAGGTCTGTCACAAATCCCTTAGTACAAGTGATCTTACTTGCAGGACATTTCACACCAACTGTCTCTAGTGCGCCCTCATCAATCTCTTCATTCTGATATGAGAGAGAGCGTTCCAGAATCCACTTCTTAGGTGGATGGAATTCAGCTGAAATTTTATTATTGAACTTTCCCATCTTCCTCTTCCTTATTCGGTACTACTGCATTTTCGTAGTAGACAATGATCTGCTTCTGTTGTTCTATATATCGTCTCAGTTCAGCAAAGTTTAGACTAAGGTTTTCGTAGTCCTTCACTGATAGCGCAATGTACGAATCCGCTCCATTTTTCTTTTCATATGACTTAATAAATTCATCGTAGTTTACCTTTGAAACTACATAAATCTTAACGTCATTTAGTTGGACTTGTTTTGGTCTTGCTACTACCGGAATTTCCGTTTTTACTACCTTTGTCACCGTCACCACCTTCGGTGGCATTATCCGGCCGCACCCCATTAGGGTCAGTGATAATAGCAAGATCGTCCCATAAACGATTGGTCGCATTTTGCATCCTCTTCTCTATCAAACCCGGTTTCTTATTCGCCAAGTGAGTTAGGTTATGTTTTCGCAGAGTGTTACGCAACTGGTCACCATACTGTTCTGCTACTTGTAATTCTTTTTGTAGTTCTCTATTTAGTTCTGAATTTCTTTGAACATCCTCAATCATCGTATTGATAGTTTCTTCTTGCAGTTGTGCAGCTACTTCTAGTTTCGCATTGTTTTCGGTCAGGATAGCAATACGCTCTTGAGTGTCCTTGTAATATATGTACCCACCGTAACCTACGCCACCTATTACACCCATGATAATCAGGAACAGATAAACTTTAATCATTACTGAATATACATGTTAAGTTCATATCTCTTGTTGTCGAGATTAGCAACTTGAATATGTACCTTCTGTTTTTTGTTAGTATCTAGGATGTAACTGTTCGTCTTACCACTGCTTGGTTTTCTTGGACCACTCGCAACCTTACTATCAATCTCATCAGGGTCTACTATCACGCCTTTGCTCTTTGCGAACTT